GCCTGTCTGCGCAGGGACTCCGGGATCAGATCCGCGAGGAGGGCCTGCTCGCCACCCTGGAGACCCTCACCGCTGCATTCGGTGACAACGAGGAGGCCCAGGCCCTCGTATTCGGCAACGTGCGGGCGCTGTCCGGCGTGATGGACCTCATGGGGGCCAACTCGGCCACGACGGCGGAGATATTCGCCGAACTGACCGATTCGACGGGAGCCCTCGACGCCGCGTTCGAGGAGACCTCGGACACCGCCCAGTTCCAGCTCAACCAGGTGCTGGCGGAGCTCAAGGATCTCCTGCTGGAGATCGGGCAGAGCCTGCTACCGATCGTGGTCGACGCGCTGAGCCGGGTACGCGACGTCATCTCCCGGCTCCGCACCGCCTGGGAGGGCCTGTCCGACTCCCAGCGGGAACTGATCATCAGGATCGCGGGGATCGCGGCGGCTATCGGGCCGCTCCTCGTCGGCCTCGGCACCCTGCTCGCCACCTTCGGCGGAATGATCACCCTGATCGGTCGGCTCGCCCCGCTGTTCGCCGCGCTCACCGGACCCGTCGGCATCGTCATCGCCGTGATCGGCCTGCTGGCCGCTGCATTCCTAGCCGCTGACGGAGACATCTCCGGGTTCGCGGACAACATGGTCAACTCGATCACCGGCATCGTCGAGAAGATCAGCGAACGGCTGCCGGTGATAATTCCGCAGGTCGTGACCTTCCTGATCGACCTGATCGACACCCTGGCAACAACCCTCACCACTCTCCTGCCGGTGGTCGTGTCCGCGGCCGTGGAGCTGTTCCAGGGACTCGTCGACGGCCTGGTCCAGGTGCTCCCGGTGCTGCTCGACGCCGCGATAACGACCGTCCAGTCCGTGGCAACGACAGTCGTCGAGAACCTCCCGCTGCTCGTCCAGTCCGGGATCGACCTGCTCAACGCGATCGTCGACGGGCTACTGGAGACCCTGCCGGTCCTGATCGAGTTCATCACCAGCGACCTGATCCCCACGATGCTCGACACGATCGTTCAGCTACTCCCGATGATCCTGGAGGCGGGCATCGAGATCCTGCAGCAACTGCTACAGGGACTCGTCGACGCGCTACCGCAGATCATCACGTTCATCGCCGAGGAGCTGATCCCGCAGATCGCGGACACCATCGTCGAGCTATTGCCAGTAATTCTGGAGGCCGGGACTCTGCTGATCATCGCCGTGATTGAGGGCATGGTCCAGGTGATGCCGCAGCTCGTCGGGGCGATCGTCACGCAGATCATCCCCGCGGTAATCGGCGCGCTGATAAGCGCTATCCCGCAGCTAGTCGGTGCAGGCGCGCAGTGGTCGATCGGAATCCTGACCGGCCTACAGGACCAGCTCCATCGGCTCCTCGCGTTCTTCGGTTCCCTGCCGGGGCGGGCGCTCGCGGCGGCGTCTCAGTTCGTGGCGACGATGATTATGCTCGGCGCGCAGGCGATCGGCGGGCTGCTCGAAGGTATCGGGCGGCGGTTCACTGGGGTCGTCAACTGGTTCCGCAACCTCCCCGCCCGCGTGCGCAACGCGATCCCGAACCCGCTCGGCATCCTGATCAGCATCGGCGCCTCGATCATGTCCGGCCTGCTCAGCGGTCTACAGAGCAAGTGGGAGGACGTCAAGGGTTTCGTCTCGTCGCTCGGCGCCACGATCCGGAACCTCAAGGGCCCCGAGGACGTCGACCGCAGGCTACTCGTCGGCGCCGGCCAACTGATCATGCAGGGTCTGCAGCGCGGCATCCGCGATGAGATGGACAACCTGACCAGCTTGCTTCGCGAGGTCAGCGGCACGATCGCACTTGACGATGTACGAGCAGCGCCTCAGATCCGCGCCGAGACCCTACTCGGTTCGACCGTCGCTGCTGCTGCGGTGACCGCGGCGGGACCAGGGATCAGCGGCGGCACGTTCGTCGGTGACCTCTACTTGGATAGCGGCGAGTTCCTCGGCGTGGTTAGGGGAGAGGTCCGACAAGAGATCAACGAGCACGACCGGAATATCAAGCGAAAGATTACGTCGGGGACGGAGCTGGCGCGATGACGATCGCACTCGCGTATAACGACGACCTGAGTCGGGTACAGATCACGTTAACGAGCATGGATCATGACGGCCTTGTTCGCGTTGAGCGGTCCACCAATCAGCTATTCTGGCAGACCGTCCGCGGCGGAGTTATCTTGCCGATCGACAGCGGCGCAGGCGCACTGGACGACTACGAGTTCTCTGCCAACGTCCAGAACTTCTACCGGGTGATCTCGGTAGACCCGGAGCCGGGGCTGCTACTTCCTGGCGCGGCAGGCGACTACGCATCGACGCCGGATCACGCCAGCCTCGACATCGTCGGGGATATCGACCTGGCTGTTGAGGCTACGCTGGCGGACTGGTCGTCGGGCAGCATCCAGAACTTCATCGGCAAGAGCAACGCGGCGGCCACCCAGAACTCGTACCGGCTTCGTGTAACCGCGACCGGCTTCCTGGAAATATCGTGGACCGAAGACGGCTCCACAGTGAAGGCCCGCACCTCTACCGTTGCACTGCCGGTGGACTCCGGGCGTCTGGCAGTGCGGGCCACCCTCGACGTAGACAACGGAGCTTCCGGGCACACTGTCACCTTCGACACAGCAGCGTCGATTGACGGACCTTGGACACCGCTCGGCGATCCGGTTGTCACAGCTAGCACCACCTCAATCTTCTCCGGCACGGCTGGGCTGGTTGTCGGTGCTGCTGTAGACGACGGTTCGACTCATCCGGTGACCGGCACTATCCACAAGGCATATGTCAAGAGCGGCATCGCCGGGACCGTCGCAGCCGACCCGGACTTCGCCGCACAGGCACACGGCGCGACCAGCTTCGCCGACTCGACCAGCAAGACGTGGACGATCAACGGCAACGGGGAAGTCATCGGCGAGGTCCTAGAGGCCGACTCGATCACACCGGACCTTGAGGGTGAGACGTGGATCAAGTCGATTCGCTACCCGTTCCTGAACCGACCGAGCGAATGTAATGCCTGGGACGAGATAACACGGGCGGCCCGGACTGGAATCCACCCTATCTCTGGCCGCTCAGCACCGATCGCGGTGACCGACCTGCGCCTCGGTCAACGATTCACGCTGACCGTGGTGACCCGCACTCTTGAACAGGCACGTGACTTCGACTTGATCCTCGCCTCGGGAGCAGTGATGTTCATCCAGACCCCGCCAGAAACACCGGAGGAGTGCGCCAAGGTCTCAGCGATTCCCGGAGGGTACGTGGTATTTGAGGATACGGTTCAACGCCGCATACTGCCCGGGTCTCAGGAGATGGTCTGGATCCTGCCGTGTGCGGTAATCGCACCCCCCGAGGCGACGGTCGTTGGCACGACGATGACATGGGCTACGATCTTTGACCTCTACGGCAACTGGAACGCTGTTATCGCCGCGAACCCAACCTGGGCAGACCTGCTAGCCGGTGTCGCTAGCCCCAACGACCTAGTGGTGTTGTGATGCCTAATACTCCGATCTACGCCTTTCCGTTTGAGCGTCCACCGTTCTCGGGCAATCCAGACGAGCCTGGCATCACGCTCCACGGCGGATCGGCGGGCGGTAATCCGATCCTCGCCGAAGAGGTCGAGACCGAGATATCGCGCATTGACACTGACGTAGCGGACCTGCAGACACGCATGGCTGCGATGGAGGCAGGCACGTCGATGGTCGGCTGGGTGCCGGTTCAGGACGGAAGCAACACAGGCGCCAGCTTCGACATCGACCTGACTGACGGCGGCCGGTTCGCAGTCGGGGAGTTCGCCCTGGTGCGGCTGCACATGCGGCACGACCTGGACGCAGACGGATACGTCAACGTCCGGATCAACAACGACACCGCCGCGGTCTACCGCAATGCTCGGCTGGTGCATGACGCCTTGGGGAACCTGGACGACTCGGGGCATTCGGCGGCCTTGAACCGGTGGCAGCTCGGCCCAGGCGGGACCAACAGCACCAACAACTTCGTTGCCACCTTCTTCCACATGAACGGGAACTTCCTGCACGGCTTCCAGTCCCACGGCATGCAGCCGTCCAACACTGACTCGGTCCACCGCATCGCCGAGCACTGGGGATCGCTGACCGCGGCGCTGTCGGCGGCACCGTCAAGTCTGCGGATCTTCGCCACTGACGGGGCTACGAGCTTCTCAAACTCGTGGTGGTGGGCCGAGGGGTACCGGGTGCCAGCGTGACCGTAGTCAACATGGTGGTCGGGGCGACCACGCCAGACGGGGCGACGTTCGTCACCAAGGTCACTACGGGGCCGGTGCGGGTCGCCGTGGCCGACAACTCAGGCATGAGCTCTCCGGTGTTCACCGCCTCGCAGGCCGTCGACGCGCAGGGCGTAGCCAAGGTCAGTATCACCGGCCTGGACCCGTCTACGGCGTACTGGTGGCAGGTCGAGGACAACTCGACGCTGGACACCTCAGTCACTGGACGGTTCACCACTCACCCGGCGCTCGGATCGCACGCCAGCTTCACCATCGGAGTTGGCTTCTGTGCCGGGGCGACACCCGAGTATCCCGGCGTCGACGGGGGTGAGCTAGCGCAGAGCCGGGTATCGAACCACCCGATCTTCGACACGATCCGCGAGGCTGACCCGCTGATGTTCGTCCACATCGGCGACTTCCACTACTACGACCTCGGCTCCGGGTCACACGGCATCGCAGGTGGCGGTTCACTGGCCAACTACCGCACCAGCTACGACGACGTCCTGCTCCAGCCGCGGCAGCACCAGCTGTATCGAGAGGTGCCCTGGGCGTACGTGTGGGACGACCACGACTACGGCCCGGACAACTCCGACGGCACCCTGACGGACAAGGCCAACGCCCAGGACGCCTATCGCGAGCGGGTGCCGCACTACCCGCTCGACGACGCCGACGCGATCTACCAGTCGTGGCAGATCGGCCGCGTGCTGTTCGTCGCTGCCGACTCGCGCTCGGACCGCGACCCCAACTCCGACCCGCAGGGACCGAGCAAGACGATGCTCGGGACGGCGCAGAAGGCGTGGTTCGAGAACCTGCTGGAGACCTCCACTGCAAAGGCACTGGTCTGGCTGATGCCGAGCGTCTGGCTGCACCCGGACGGCTCGGACACCTGGGCGTCATTCGCCGACGAACGGCAGGAGCTGGGCGCGATGCTGCTCGAACACGGCTGGGCCCACCGCACGGTCATGGTGTGCGGCGACCGGCACGCCGCCGCTATCGACTCCGGAATGGGCAACGACTGGGGCGGCTTCCCGGTGATGATCTCGGGCTCGCTGGACTCCTCGCCGTCCGAGGGCGACGTCGCCGGGTTCTACGATGTGCTGCCGTCGACCGGTGGGCGGAACAGGTACGGCACCGTCACCGTGACCGACCTAGGGACCGCTATCGTGGTCGAGCTGACAGCTCTGGACGGCACAGATGCGCTGGGCAGCCACTCCCTCGGGATCAGTATTGACGCGGCCACAGTAGTCGCACCAGACGCGCTGATCCGAACACTGTCCGGCTCACACAGGATCATCACCGAGGCCCGGATACTTGTTACGTTCCAGACCGGCGACGACCCAGACGGCGTTGAGATTCCTACCCTCGGAGGAGACGTTCGCTACGATGCCACAGCAAACGTGTTCGCCTCCGCAGGTTTAACTACCCGCGGCCATGACGGGCTCAACTCCCTATTCCCGCGCCGTGCCTCTGATCTACTTGCCCCGTACGGCAACGAAATATTCATCCGCCGTGGCGTAGACATCGGCTCAACGGTGCTATGGACCCCGCTGGGCTACTTCCGACTGGATGTCACCGATCAGGACGGTGATAGCGACCAGCCAGTCACCCTCACCGGGCAGGACCGGATGGCTGGGATCATCGACGGACGGCTGGTTGAGCCGGTCCAGTTTGGCGCGACCCGCACATTCGCTTCGGTCGTAAACGAGCTGGTAGACGAGATATACCCGGACGCGGTAGTGCTATTCGATGATGACTCCGGCTCGCAGCAGATCGGGCGGCAGATGGTAGTTGAGGAGGACCGGCACGCCGCGCTGCGCGATGTCGCCGAATCTCTCGGGAAGATCATCTATTGGGATAACGAGGGGTTCCTGCGGATCGAGGACGCGCCCGAGCCTGACGTGATCTCGTGGGAGATCAAGGCGGGCTATAAGGGTGTGCTCACCAGGTCTGGTCGCACCGTGTCGCGGGAGGGCATGAAGAACGGGTTCGTCGCCCGCGGCGAGGGCGCGTCGGAGAGCCCGGTTAGGGCGCTGGCGGTGGACATCGGGGTCAACTCGCCTACCCGGTGGGGCGGCAGGTTCGGGAAGGTGCCGGGCTTCTACTTCTCGCCGCTGCTGACCACCGAGACGATGGTCCGCAAGGCTGCGCAGTCAATGCTGCGCCGCCACATCGGTATGCCGTACAACGTGTCATTCGGTAGCGTGCCCAACCCGGCGCTGCGGCCTCGCGACGTGGTGCGGATCACACAGAAAGACGGCAACCGGGAGAAGCACGTGGTGGAGACCTACACGGTGCCGCTGGCCGAGGATGTCGCTGCCAGCGGCACCACGAGGGAGCAGACGCTGATCTCGATCGGGCAACTCGTCGGTGAGTCGATCACGCTACCTGAACCGGAGGAGCCATGAGCGACCTCGCACGGCTGCTTGTTCGGCAACCGCCACCGGGGCTTCGTTTCGGGCAGGGCCGCGTAGTGTCATGGGACCCGAGTGACTTTACTCATCGCATCGACTGGAACGGGGTGATCCTAGAGAACATCCCTGTGTTCTCTGGGGTGGACGCACTCGGGTTCCTACCCGGCACACCTATCGCGCTGCTCGGCTACGACGCCAGCGGCGGCAAGGGCGTCACGCAGTGGTTCGTCTTAGGCCGACTTGCCCTGCCCGGCATTGACACGCCGAACATGGTTGTGCGGGGCAGCAACCTCGTCGTTGACGGCGGACAGCTCATCGTTGTGGGTGCTGGCGGGCTGCAGGTCAACAGCGGGGGCGACCTTGAGGTCAATAGCGGAGGTGACCTGGAGGTCAACAGCGGGGGCGACCTGAATATCAATGACGGCGGCAACCTGTTCGTCAACGACGGCGGTGACGTCCTCGTCCGCGACGGCGGCAGCATCGTCATTGAGGACGAAGGGCGCTGGGAGTCCCACTACGGCGACGGCACCGTGAGTGCCGCGATGGGGCCGATCTGGAACCCCGGACTCACCGCGATCACCGACGACGGCATCCTGGTGCAGGACAACAATGCAGGCGGCAACCTAGACATCTTCCGCGCCCTGCGGGACCGGACCACCGGTAACAAGGACATATTCGTCGGCCAGGGCTCGGGTAATCCGGTCGACGAGTTCTCCGTCAACGCCGACATTCTCATCCTGAACCGGACGACCGGTGCAGGGGTTGTCGTGTCCACCGACACCACCACCGACCCGGCCAACATGCGCGTCGTGGGGAACCTGCAACCGATGCTGCGAGTCACGTCCGCGGCCAAGTACAAGGTCGACATCACCGACCTCGTGATCGACCCGCAGGCGGTGCTGAAGCTGCGGCCGCGAGCCTGGCGGGACGCCGGGCAGGTCCAGCAGGACCCGGACATGGACCGCTGGACGGTCGGGTTCGTCGCCGAGGAGGTCGCTGAGGCGGGACTGACTCCGTTCGTGGACTACGACAGCGACGACAACCCGGAGTCGGTGGCGTACGACCGGCTGGCCGTTGCCCTGCTGGCCGTTGTGCAGGACCAGGAGACCCGGCTGCAATCGCTTGAGGCGCGGGTGGCTGCCCTGGACGGTGAGCAGGCTCCGCGAGTTGCCGTGCAGCCGACAGAGCTGCCGAAGCGGCGCTTCGATCCGCCAGTCCAGATGAGTCAGATCAGCCAGGATAGAGGGCGTTGATCGTCGCGACGTCTAGGTCGGTGAGCCCGTAGTCGCCGTCGTCGATGGTGCCGTTCTCGTCGCGGCGCATCACTGAATCCTGGTCGGTGTGCGCGAGACCTATCGCGTGCCCGATCTCGTGCACGATCACCTTCTGCCACAGATCCTCTGAGTTGTCCCGCTGCGAGTTGAGCCAGATGAAGCCGCCCGGCGCGAGCACTAGCAAATCCTCGTGATCGGTGAACGAGTCCTCAGATGGGATGTGGCAGCCGTTCGGCCCGTCGCACGGCAGGTCGTCCGTCGCGACGAGCGGCAGCATCGGCAACCCGTCCGGGCAGTCCGGCCACAGGTACAGCGTCACATTCGTCTGCTCGTACTCGGCGACAGCATCGGCCACCGGCATTCCATCGGTGTAGTCGGCCACGCACAGCTCCGGTGAGCGAGACGGTAGGTAGCCGTACACGTAGTCGCCGGGCTGTTCGTCGGCTGCGGCACGCATGCCGCACGCTGCCGCTGCCACCAGTAGCATGATCAGTGTCAGTGACCGGGCGGGTACGCCAGTACTGGCGATCGTCATGTGAGCCACTCTCCTCTCAGTTCGTTTCCTGATAAGACCAAAGTAGCACAGCTGGTCCGCGGAGAGCCGTGCCGGTTCTTGACCACGCTGATTGTAGGCTGCTCGCCAACTGCCGGATTCAGGCCTGGTAAGGAACGGTCCGCATAGTGATCCCACGCATCTTCCACACGTTCTGGGACGGGCCGCCGATCCCCGAGGAGTTCGTCGAGTATCGCAGGCGGTGGGCGGAGCTCCATCCGAGGTGGCGGATTCTGGTCTGGTCTGATGCCAGCTACCAGCGGGAGGTTATGTCGGCCCGCACGTCCCGGTACTACCGCGACCCGGCCCGCTGGTCTCCCAGGAGCAACGTTTGGCAGTGGCGTGCGGACATTGCCCGGTACGAGATCCTGGAGAAGTTCGGCGGCGTGTGGATCGACGCGGACCTAGAGCCGCTGAGGCCGATCGACTCGATCGTGGAGCGGTGCTCGGCGTTCGCGGCCCGCGAGGATCAGCGGAACGTCAACAACGCGTTCATGGGCTGCGAGATCGGCCACCCGTTCATCGTGGACGTCATGGCCGGGCTCGGGGATCGGATCGTCCGCAATCGGCACTTGCGGGTCAACAGGTCCATCGGTGCGGGGTACCTCACGGCGGTGGCACAGCGTCACGACGACCTGCTTGTCCTGCCGTCTGAGCTGGTCTACCCGTTCTCGTTCAACGAGCTGCACAGGCGAGATGAGTCGTTCCCCGAGGCGTTTACGAAGCACCATTGGAACAATCGCACGCAGGCGAGGCGTCGACAGCTCGCGCTGAGGCGCCGATGAGTCTCGGTGTGCAGATCATGGCCCACCCGGCGAGGGTGAGCCTGGCTGAGGATCTGGCCGAGCGTCTCGGACTCGACGGCGGCGGGATCACCTGGGATCAGATCAACGACCCGTGGCACACGGGCGGGCGGGCGTGGCGCTCCCTCGCCGCCAGGGGGACTGACTGGTCAATGGTGATCCAGGACGACGTGCTGCCGTGCCGCGACCTGATCCCCGCGCTCACCGCGGCCCTGGAGCACGTCCCAGGGCAGGTGATCGTCTCTCCGTTCGTCGGCCGGAACCAGCCGCGAGGCTACGTGCGGCAGATCGCGGAGGCGGTCGAGCTGGCGAGGGTTAGGAACGCCTCGTGGATCATGACGGGGGCTCTGATGTGGGGCGTGGCGATCTGCGTGCCAACAGCCACCGTTGCCCCGATGGTGACTTGGTGCGAGCAGATGAACCAGTGGCGGTCCTACGACAAGCGGGTCGGCCAGTACTACAAGCGGCAGCACTACCGCACCTGGTACACGTGGCCGTCCCTCGTGGACCACCGGGACGTCCCGTCTCTGCTCGCCCACGTCAACGAGTTTCACATCCCGGAGCGGGTGGCGCACGAGTTCGTCGGCGAGGACACGTCGGCGCTCGGGCTGGACTGGTCGGGCCCGATCCAGCCGGTGTGGCCGGGTGGCTATCCGGAGGCGCAGGGTGTTCGACGCAGCTAGCTACTGGGATCGCCGCTACCGGAAGGGCCGGACCTCCGGCGCCGGTAGTGAGGGCGCTGCGGCGGAGGCGAAGGCGGCCTATGTGAATGCCCTGATCGCCAGAGAGGGCGTCGGGTCGGTGGTGGACTGGGGCTGCGGAGACGGCACTGTCCTCGGTCTCCTTGACCCCGCGGTGAAGTACACCGGGCTGGACGTGTCCCGGCACGTGATCCAGCGGCACCGGAGAAGCGGCCGGGGCCGGTTCCTGCTGCTCCACCGCGGGAACCGCCCGAATGTTCGGGCTGACCTCGCGCTGTCGCTCGACGTGTTGTTCCACCTCGTGGACGACCGCGACTACGAGGAGCACCTGGCGAACCTGTTCACCAGTGGGACGCGGCTCGCCCTCGTGCACTCCGCCGACTACGACGGGGGACACACGACGCGGCACGTCCGCTGGCGCCACTGGACCGGCGATGTGCGACTACGGTTTCCCCAGTGGCACCTGCGGGAGCATCCAGAGGACCCGCAGATCATCGGGTTCTACCTGTACGAGAGGAACGAAGGGAAGCGATGACAGTGGCTAACCTGCAACGACTTCGCACCGCACCTGGCCTGACGGAAGAGCCGTACTGCGTCCACCTCGCCGAGCTGGCCCAGGACGTGCCGGGCTCGCAGGCGATCGTCGAGATCGGCGTGTTCAAGGGCCGGACGCTCTGCTACCTCGCGTATGGGGCCAGGCACGGAAACGAGCCGATGGTGTACGGGATCGACCCGTGGGATCTTCCCGGTGAGCGCCCTCCGTCGCGGCTGCGGTTCACTGCGTCAGCGACTCGCCGCGCTGCCGAGCAGACTGTCCGCCAGCAGGGTATGCGGGCACACGTGACCCTGATTAGGGGGTTCTCTACCGAGGTCGCCAAAACCTGGCCCGGCCCCTCTGTGGGGCTGCTGCACGTCGACGGGGCTCACGACTACGACGCGGTGGTCGCCGACGTTCGGGCGTGGGGGCCGCACCTCGCAGGCGAGGCGGTGATCGTGTTCGACGACTACGGCAACGACAAGAACCCCGACGTGAAGCAGGCCGTGGACGACCTGGTGACCGAGGGTGTCCTGGAGCTCACCGAGGTCGTCGGAGACTGGCAGGCAGTCGCCAAGCTGGCAGAGGGCTACACGCTCGGAGACGAGCCCGCTGCTGACGTTGAGCGGGTGGGCGAGCCGGAGCAGTCGGTTGATCTCATCCCGGCAGAGGTCGCCCTGGAGGCGGAACCGCTGGAAGGGGCGCAGCCCGAGCCCTCCGCGGAGGAGCCGAAGATCCTAGATGATCACCCAGGCCGCCAGATCGTCCCCGAGCCCGACGAGTCCATCCAGGCAATGCAGGCCCACGATGAGGCCAAGCAGCCGCAGATCGAGCCGCCGCCTCACAGCGGAGCGGGGTCTGGCACAGAGGCGTGGCGGGCCTATGCGCATGAGGTCACGGACCTCGACGGGACAGTCCTCGCCGAGATGAACCGGGCCGAGATCATCGCCATCCTGGAGGAGAGGAACATCCCCACGTGACCAGCCTCTCGGCGGCGATCATGGCGCACCCCTCGCGGGCGCGGTACGTCGACGAACTGCTCGGGATGCTCGACCGGGAGATCCCGGTGTCCTGGGACATCGACGGCCCGCCCTCGGGGGACAAGGCGAAGCGGTGGGCTGTCGGCTCGGCGGCGTGGCGCATGGCCGACGCCGACTGGCACCTGGTGCTGCAGGACGACGTGACCGTCTGCCTGGACTTCCTGGTCGGTCTTGAGAAGGCGCTGGATCACGTGCCGGACAGCATCGGGATCGTGCAGCCCTACGTGGGTAAGAGCAGGCCGCTGGGCCAGCACTTCGTGCAGCTAGCTCGGTCGGCGGATCAGGTCGGGGCGAACTGGATCCAGCACCGGTCGATGTGCTGGGGGGTGGCGATCTGTGTCCGCTCGGAGACCATCGAGGAGATGCTCGGCTGGTGCGACGAGCGGAAGACGCTGACCTACGACTCGCGGGTGGGCCGCTACTACCGGGACGCGCTCGGGCAGGAGACCCGGTACACGTGGCCGTCCCTGGTAGACCACCGCAACATACCGAGCCTGGTCGGGCACGGCATGGGGCGCACCGCGCACAAGCCGTACACCGGCAGTGCGCTGGAGCTGTCCTGGGACGGGCCGGTGATCCGCAACCGGGTGCCGCTCTCGCCGAGGCGACCGCGCACGGCGCGGCAGGTGCGGCCCATCGTGCGCGGCTAGAACCCGAGCTGGCTCAGCAGGTCGACGTCCGCGGGTAGCGCCAGCTCATCGAGCACCGGGTAGACCCGGATGATCGCGCCGCTTCGCCCGTCCAGGCGAGCCGCCAGCTTGTGGTCGACGTACACCTTGAGCTGCTGCCCGCCGACGACGGACGAGTCGTCCTCCCATACCTTCCCGGCTGAGGTGATCGCGTCCAGGGTGGAGCGCAGCAGCTTGTCGACGTCGTTCTTGCGCTTCGTGATCGGGAAGCCGGGCGCGTCTGCCCTGAGCACCGGCTCGGGTCGGCTGCGGTTCGCGGGCAGGAAATGGTTCTGCGGGCGGTAGAACGCGAACACCGCGTAGACCACGACTGGCCCCTCAATGCGCTCCCGAGTCCACTGTTCCTCGAACGCCTTACGCACGTCGGTGCGCCACGGCTCGACCGCCTCGCTGGACTCCACCATCGCGACCTTGCCGGTGAACTGCTTCGCTGCGCCGCGGCCTTTGTAGATCGGGCGGCCGTGCTTGCTTCCCTGCGGGGCCGGGTGACCCGGCACTACGATCTCCACTTCGCTTCCTCCCCCGCAGCCCTGAGAGCGATTCTCCGGGCCGCGGACTCGTCCGTGTGTGATTCCATGCAGGAGACGCTGAACGCGCCTGCTGCCCGGCAAAGCTCGCCGGAACGACCGCGATCCGCGCCGGTCGCCTCAGATGCTGCGCATGATGCGCTGGAACTTCCGGCTGAACTCGGCCTTGCCCTCCTCGGTCGTGTTGTCGCACTCGACGACGTAGTTGGCGATCTTCTTGAGCTTCCACGGCGGCTCGATCCCCGGCATGTGGACCAGGACGATCGGCTTGTTCAGCAGGATCGCGAAGCCGATCTCAATTGCCTGCTTCGGCTCGTGCGTCCCCGAGTACAGGATCATCGACGCCCGGCTGCGCTCCATCTGTGACACGCTCTCGGCCAGGATCTTCCCGGACCACTCCTCCCAGTCCGGCCTGCCGGTGAGATCACGTAGGTCCATCAGTTCCCCTTCAAGAACGAGATCAGGCTCCGCCACCACGACGGCTGCGACAGCGGGCGGAGCGACGACAGGCCGTACCGGGCCCTCAGTTGAGACCGCAGCATGAGCTGCCGGTTCCGGTCGTGGATCTTCCGGTAGTGCGCCAGCAGATACTCGTCAGGCATCGGTGGCCCGAACGGGTGCGGTGTGCTCACCACGATCCTCCTTGATCCATCGAATCAGATTCCGCACGTACACGAACGTCAGCGCGGCAGCCATCGGTGCTAGGCCCCATAGCTCGAACAGGATGATGAACCACCACCAGCCGACCTGCCCGCCCACGGCGAGCCACCAGCCGAGCACCTTGCGGTTCCCGACGAGCCACATGAGCGCGATCGTGTTCGCCGACAGCGCCAGCGGGAGAAGCTGCCTCATCAGACGTCCCGCCGCTCACCTAGCACCCGGCCGGTCCACTCGTACACAGACTCGCCGGGACGCCTCGGCGGCGCCTCATCAAGATCGTCCGGGTCGAACCGCAGCATCTCGGCCGCAGTCGCCTTCGCTACCCGGTCGCCGTCATAGCGAACGAACACGTAGCCGGGGTGCTCAAAGGCTGGGCGCACCTCCGTGATCATGCCGCGCTCAGGCGGTGCGCCGGGCGGCTCGTACACCACCCGGCGACCGATGCCCTCGCGGGCCTCCTCGATATTCACGACACCCCCGCCGCAGACTTGAGCGTCAGCGGGCGGCACGAGCAGCCGACCTTGAGCCCCTGCTCAGTGGCATAGTGCTCGGCATCCCGCAGAGTCGAGGCCCAGTGCCACGGCACGCACACGTCCATGTTGGCGTGCTTGCAGCCGCGTCGATGCAGTGCCTTGGTCGGCTCGTTGAGCACCCAAAATGTCTCCGGTATCTCGGGGACGTAGCTCTCCGGCTCAACGTAGCTGAGCTGCACTGTCGGGTCTGGGTCCTCGCCGGGCGACAGGAACCGTTCCCACAGCCGCTCGTACCAGCCCCGGACACGGCTACCGATCCTCTTTCTGGCCCGGTAGTCCCGCAGCCAGTCCCACCCGTCTCTTACCGCGGCCCACACGGTCTCCCACGACCACAGGATCAGGTCGTAGATGCCGCAGCCGACGACGATCGCAGCGACGATCTGCCACCACGTGGGCCAGTCGATCGCCAGGTCAACGAACTCCTGCTCCATCGCTACCTCCACTCGGTTCGGTAGACGGAGCCTGTCGCCAACTCGACGAGCTTGACAAACTCATCGAACGAATCGCCGGGGTGGATGCAGACCTGCGGCTCTACCCAGCGTGACCGCAGCCACGGTTCCAGGTTGGCGTTAATGCCTTTCACCGACGCCTCAACGTCGAGATCGGCGGGAGTCCACAGGTTGCCGTCGTAGGCGACCTTGAGCAGCTCGTACCGCGGAACGCCGCGGTGCTCAGCCCACTCGTAGGGGTCGCCCGCGTTGTCCTGATACGGGGAGTCGTCCCAGTCGTCGCCCCACTGGTCCGTGAACGGGTCGCGGGTCGTGAACCACGCCCACGGCCCGTCCACGTAGCACAGCCGGAACATGTCAGCCCTTGATCTCGGGGCGGAAGTCCCGCGCCGACTTCGGCGTGCTGAGCGCGAGCTGAGACGCCTGCTTGACGGCCTCCAGTACCCGCCGCGCCTTGACCGCAGCGTCCTCAGCCTGCTCGACCTGCCGCCGCGCCGCGTCCCGCACGTCGTCGAAGAACGTCTCCACTTCCGCGGGAGTAGCGACGAACAGGTTCAGCTCCGAGTCGTCGGCGAACACCTCGATCTTCGGGGTGGCCGTGTTGTAGCCGGTCTGAAACTCCAGCGCGGTGAGCGCGGCCCGCTCGCCGTTGGACACGACGTCCTGCACGATGCCGATCTTGATCTCGTACGTCTCGCTGTAGTCCTTCTTGACCAGCCGCTTGTACACGTCGCCCGGCGCCAGCTCGACGACCCGAACCACCTGCGCGCTGTCCTTGATCAGCGTCTCGGTCCTCATCAGCTTCCTTCCTTCCTGTTTCGCCCCGGCCTATCCGGGTACGTGGAGTGGGGACCGCCTGCGGAGCTAGGCGAGTCACTGCGAGCGGTCCCCTGGGCGAGCGGCTCCGGGGAGAGCCCCCACCCGTCGCGCAGTCGGGTCGATCTGCGAGCGCACCCGCTGCCTTTCCTTTCCTGACTCTTCCAAAGTAGCGAGGGCACCGGCTGCTGTAAACCACCCCGGGCCGGTGCCCTCGATCTTGGGTTACACGGTCACGAGCTTGGGGTCGAACTCGCCAGCGCGAACGCCAGCGGTGAACGCCTCCCACTCCTCGTGCGTGTACCGCAGCACCGGCGAGTCGTCACCGAGCTTGCTATCGCGAACCTCCACGCCTCGCGGCGTGTCGCGAACCTCCACGCACTGCGGCTTATCGGCTGCGCAGAACGAGCTTCTGATCCACTGTTCCATCTCTCTCCCCTCCCTTCACACTCCGAGGATTATGTCCCCGGTCGACTGTAGGGTCACCCACTCGATGCCCCACCTCTTAACCGGAACCTGGTCCGGGACCTGCCCCGACAGCCGGGAGATCAGATACCCGAGCGTGGTCGCCTGCTCCCGGTTCTGCTCGACCCAGCCGTGACACCCGTCAACACCGGAGCCGCACAGCAGCAGCAGATTCGCGGGGCTACCGAGTAGCCTGCTACTCGACCCGCCCATGCCCCGCGGTATCCGGTGGTGGACCGAGTAGCCGCCCTGCCCGCGGTGCAGCATCCGCTGGCAGCGGAAGCACCTCGACAGGTCGCGCTCCCACACCAGGTCCAAGGTTGCCTTCGTCGGCCTAGCCACCGCTGTCCCCGATCTCGATGAGACCGTACAGGCGATAGTCCGAATAACCTGCCCTGCGGCACGCCAGCAATTCGATCTCACCGTCTCGCGGAGTGGCGTGGACGTCACCGTCCCAGTCGATCTTTAGAATCGGGCCGCCGTCGTGCCCGGCGACTACGTATCCGGCGAACTCGACCCGCTGCTCACCGGCTCTCGCGATCTCTGCGGTTCGCTGCGACATAGCCTCGACCGCCGGTATCGGAGTTACGGAGATCATCTGCGAGCTACCGCGAGTGGACACCTGAGTCGAGACCGAGAGCCGCCACAGCTCCGTGTCGAACTTGCAGCCGCAGGCAAGGTCGAACATCGAGACGTGCCCGGACTGCTGGATCCGCCCCGCTTCGATCTGTAGCCGCTCTCCCTGGCCGTTGATCCATAGCCAGATCTCCGCTGCATCGGAGACCGCGCCGCAGCGCGGACACTCCACCCGCCCGATCACGCGGGCTCACCGCACTGGTCGTGCTGGGCCCGCCAGCTAGCGGCTACGAGCGAGATCCCCCGGTGGTGGCTCGACCAGGAATGAAGCTCGGCGTCGCAGTGGCGGCAGTGGGCATGGAACGAGTACGCGAACCTACGGTCGTTGAGCCAGTACCCGACTCTCTTGAGAACCTGTCTCATCATCGGCTCCACTCCGGCTGCGCCTGCCCGGCCAGCCCCATCGAGATCTGCACACTCCGGGACAGGGACATCACCAGCATCGACTGATCCCGAAGCGTCCGCAGGTGATCCGCCGCCGCCTCCCGCTTCACCACCGCGATGTTGTAGACGTGCTCCTCCCCCTCGCAGCGCAGATCCACCCAGGCATCCCGCACCGCCGTCGTCACTGACTCGACACCCCTGCCAGTGCGCGGACAGTCCGGCGACAACAGCGTGCGCCGACGCTTCGCCTCCCACACATGCTTGGCCTCCACCTCGTCGTCGCGGGCATCCGCGAGCATCCTCTGTGCCCGAGCCAGCTCGGTCACGAGTTCGCGCATCTTCTGCTCGGTGTGGACCAGCGTCAGTTGCTCAGTCATCCTCAACCACCCCGTCCTCTACGAACCACTGAGCCCACTCCGGGGTATCTCGCCAGAACGGGCCCTGCTCCGGCCACACCAGTACATCAATATCCGCAGTCACATGGCCGCTACCAGACGGGTCAGTGATCTCCCCGGAGCGGATACGGTCTCGCACCCATACGCTGCCGGGCATCGCTACCTGCCAGACCACCTCATCGACTCGCCAGTGGAACTGGCCCTTGAACGGGCTCCACTCTGGCGGCGCATAACCGATCAGGTCACCACGTAGGGGACGCTGGTCCGCGTGGATCTCCCCGAGATGTACGTCTCCGATGCGGCAGTACAGGCGCCAGATCACGACTCCACCTCCGGCAGCCCCTCGATCTTCGGTAGCCGGTTCTCACGCCACGCCCGAGCGATTGCCTCCCGGCCCGCTCCGCTGCTCGGCTTGTACAGCATCCGAAACCTCGTCGGCTCACCAGCGGGCTCATACTCCACGCCGGGCACGATCTCTCCCGTCTCCGGCTCCAGCATCCGCTGCGGCGGCTCGTCGGTGCCCTCAACGATGCTGTCTGGGTCGCGCTCCACGAACCACAGGGAAGCCAACAGAGCCTCCTCGTACGAGCGGGACACGCGAGGCTCCGGCTTCTCGTTCGGGTCGATACCGATCATCCACAGCACCTTGTCAGCCAGATCACTGACCCACTGCTCCTCGTCGTAGATCAGTTGCCGGACATCCGCCTGCGGAGCTAGGAACTCGCGAATGGCATTAGTCACGCGATCGTGCTGGGACGGGTCCTGCGTGACCATCTCTGGTGCCCGCTTCCGCACCCACTCCGTGAACGCCGCCCGATCCGAGACGATCACCTTGCGACTCGGATCCTCCAGCGTGATCTGCGCCACCTTGTGCCCGTCCGGGAGCTGCACGTCGACCGACTTCAACGGAACGCCCGACCGGCGAGCCTCCAGCAGCCGGTCGAGCACCTGGCCGCGGGCGTGCTGGTACTCGCCGTCGATCACGTCGCGGAGCGCGCCGAGCACCGCCGCCCGCAGCGTCTCCTGCCGCAGATCACCCATCGTTGCTTCCTTCCTTCCTCGCTTACTTACTTGGGCCCGAACTCCACCTCGGCCTGGCGCCGGGCAGCCTCCACCTGGTCCATCAACGCCCGCGCCGCGGGGCCGGGGTCGTCGAAGAACAGGTGCCAGTACTCCGGGTGGTGATCTCGCACGTGGGCGGGCACCTCGATCACGACCTGCCGCACGTCACGGGGCAAGCTGTGGTACTCGCCAGTAGCCACCGCCGCGTACAGCAGGCGACGAATGTCTCGGAAGTGCCCACACGCCTGAGACAGCGCGCGGCCCTCGCAGCGGGCGTCGATAGAGGCCAGGAACTCATTCGCGTACTGCGCCCACGCGTCACCGAGGCGTCGGGCGATCTCACTCGGTGCGGTCATCCTCTAGCCTCCCGCTCTGCTCAACGAACGCCGTGTACTCCTGGATCTGCTCCAAGGTAGCGTCCTTCGGGGCAACACCGATCTTGCGGAGCATCGCGTCCGGGACGTTGTTCTCGCCGAGGCCCTTGGTCCGAACGACCTGCCGCAGCTTGGTGAATGCCTGGTCCCGGTCGGTCGGCTGGTAGTTGTCGGCGGCCCGCTCGTACTGCTCGGCCGCGTCCGGCTCCGGGTCGTGAGTCGGCAGGCACAGCGCCTGCAGGATCGCGGTGCGGTAGGCCACGCTCATCGCCTTGGGCACCGACTTGTCCATCGTGTCGGACGCCTCACCCCAAGCCATGGCAGAGACGTACGTCTCGTCCGGCGCGGTGAACCGATACTCGGCCTTGATGATCGCCCGGTTCATCACCGTGTTCTTCGTCGTCTGATACGAGTCGATCCGCACGTCGTGAACGATCGAGGAGACGACCAGGCCGTGGTCCCGCAGAGCGGGTCCGACCGCGTTCATCACCGAATCGACGCCGCGAAAGTTGAACCCGAACTGCTCGTTGCGCTCCCGCTTCCCGAGGGACTGGACGTCTCTCATCACCGCGGAGAGTCGCTCGACTGCGTTCCCCGAGGCCGGTTGCTGGTCTGTCATGTCGCTGATTCCTTCCTGATCGGTGGCTTGCCGAACTCGGCCCGGAGCCGGTCCAGCTCGTCGGCGCACGGCTGGCAGAACGGCACCTCGACGACCTGCTCCAGCGCCTTGTTGAGAAACTTCCGAAAGGTGACCGGCTGGCGCAGCTCGCAGACTCCCTTGGCCTGCGGATGGACCAGCCCACACATGCAGTCGCAGGTGCGTCTCACCGAGGTACCCATGTTCACGGCCGGTACACCACCGTGGTAGTGATCTCGTGAGCCCTGCCCTCGTCGTGATCGTCCCAGGCGTGCAGTTTCCCCCGGTAGCTCACGCTGTCGTCAGGTACTCTCTCGACTCCGTACAGGGTGTCGCACCACGACTCCACAGCCTGGTGGCTATCGAATACCAGTGTCAGGTGGCCCTGCCTGTTGACCGACAGGCCGATCGGTTCCGGTAGCACGTCGGAGCTAGCGGCGCGTCGAGTGTGGATGAGCGCGGCGATTCGCAGCGCAGTCAGCTCAGCCACGGCGTGCCTCCCGCTCTCTCTTGAGTCGCAGCTCACAGCGCGCACACATGGACTTCGGGTAAGGCAGCGGCGTGCCGCACTCCTGGCAGTTCTCCCAGGCATTGCCGTCTTGGTCGATGAACATCTTGCCCTTCCTTCGTTTCCTGATGTGACTCTACTCCCGAGCAGTGACACTCTAGCGAGATCGCGCAGGGTGTCCAGGGTGCTCCGCGTATGCCTCGCCGATCTCCGGCATCACCTTCCGCGCAGACTCGATCACCAGCCGGGCTGGTTTCGAGAAGAACCGCCCGGACCGCCCGTCGCCGGACAGCAGGTCCACCAAGTCGTCCTCAGTCTTGGCCCGCATGAACCACGCCCGCTGCGTCTCACCCGGCACTGAGGAGACCCCGACGTACGAGACCGTGAATTCCTCCCCGTCGTCGTATATGCGGATCTCCAGCCAGCGACACGCCTGGCACTTCGCGCCGACCTCGGCAGACCTGTCCGCCGAGTGCTGCGTGTGGTAGGGGGAGTGTGAGGAGCCGAACCCGACGAACCGGCCCTCAATCTCTAGTTCTCCGTCCTCGTGCGGGATCAGCCACGTGCCAGTCTCGTCGAGGCGATCGTGCCCTGGGAGCATTGCTTGGCCCTCCGTTTCCTTCGTTGATTCTTGCCAGCTTAGCCTGACGAACGTCCACGAGATAGACCACCTGCTGTCGTACCGTGAACCCCGAAGGTAATCACCGAAGGGAGCTCCGATGGTCCGGGACTTCGTCCTATCGCTCATCCGAACCTACATTCCGCTGGTCGTAGCCGGTGCGCTGACGTGGGTCGCACTCGCGCTCGACCTCGATCTCACGGAGGACATCACTACCGGCGTCACAGCATTCGCCGTGCTCGCCGTCACCGGCCTCTACTACCTCATCGCCCGATTCCTAGAGACTAAGTGGACGTGGCTGTCCGTGCTGCTGGGGACACCGCCGAAGACGGCCGCGCCGACCTACGGGACCATCATCGAGGGCGAAGTAGTCCATGACGCTGAGGTTGCTGGTCGCTAGCTGGCGGCAGCTCGCAGCCTGCCGGGGCAGGGACACCGACGCGTTCTACGTCTCCAAGGATGTGCTCCACCCACCGGACGAGATCCGCGAGGTGTGCGAGTCCTGCCCCGTGCGGGCCGACTGTCTATTCGAAGCGCTCATCCACCGCGAGCAGGGCGTGTGGGGCGGCACGACCGAGAGACAGCGGCGACTACTGCTCCGCAGGTACCGGAGAGCGTCCTGCCCGTCGTGCGCCGGAGTCAACGTGCCGATGCTCGAAGGTCGGCAGGTCTGCCTCGCCTGCGGCCTGTCCTGGCTCGCCCTCAAGATCCGCACCGCGGAGGGTGTCCGAACGCTAGAGGTGGTTCATCCGAGCGGAGTAGAGTCGGCCCACACGTGAGAGAACCCCCGGCCCGCCCAAGGCCAGGGGTTCCACCCCTCAACTGAACACGCCTCGCGAAAGGACGTTCGTGGTGAACGATATCAGCAGCGACCGACCGATCCGTAGCCGCAGCCGCATCCCCAAGTTCGGACGCGTCCCCAAGGACCTGCTGCGAGACCCCCAGCTCTCACCCAACGCCAAGGCACTGTACGGACTCCTCGACGACATCGCCGGGTATGAGACCGCGACCATGGCACAGCTCGGTGAGTGGCTCGGCTGCTCCACCTCGACGATCCAGCGGGCGGTGCGGGAGCTAGAGAGGTCCGGGTGGGTCGAGTCGTCACCGCGCATCGTCAACGGGCAGCAGGCAGCGAATGAGTACGTCTGCAACGCCTACCCGTTCCAGGTCGACGCCCGGTCACCCATGACAGGGGGGGGTGTCACCAGTGACCGGGCGGGGGGTGTCACCCATGACCGACCAACTACCGAGACCAACTACCGAGACCATAGCGAGACCACTACACCGGGACTACAGCAACCACTGATGGGTGATCTTGTTACCAATAACTCTTCGCCGAAATTGAGGAAAGATCCACAACAAGACCCCGACCTGAGTGACTTCGCCGAGTTCTGGAAGCTCTACCCGAGGCGAGTCGGCAGAGGCCAGGCGGTGAATGCGTGGCGTAAGGCGATCAAGAAGATCCCCGTCGACACCATCCTCGACGCGGCCAAGCGGTACCGCGACGACCCGAATCTGCCCGAGACCAAGTTCATCCCCCACCCGGCGACGTGGCTCAACGGGGAGCGCTGGGGCGACGATCCGCTGCCCTCGCGAGACGGCGACGAGCAGCCTGTCCGGGTCGCTGGGTACTGGCAGCAGGCGGGCGTCGGGGCGCCGTCTCAGGGCGCTGTTCCGGGGTACTGGCCGAGCACCGCGTGACCGTATCCAGAACCCGGATTCTGCGGCTCGCTGAGCAGCGCGGATCTCGCAGGACCGGCAAACAGGCGGAACCGACAGAACTCCACCTCGGAGCACGGTCGGTCGCTCTCCGCCGAATCTCCGGCTGTACAGGGGCGGTTCACAACCATGCATCAAGCACCCCGAAACGGACACAGTTTGATCTACAAAACAGGCGCTGGGACACGACTCAGGGCCGCTACCAACCGGCGTCCGGAGACGCTACTCTTACCAGCAATCAGTGAGTGATCATCAGGAAGGGAATTGGGTGTTGAGTGATGGACAACCACCAGCGGATCTCGGAGCCGAGCGGCAGCTTCTCGGAGCTGTTCTCGTGGCTCCCGGACAGATCGACGCAGTATCCGAGATCATCCAACCCGAGGACTTCTATCGCCCAAGTCACGAGGCGATCTGGCGTGCTGTCGTCGCCCAGCAGGACGCTGGTGAGCCGGTTGATCCGAAGCTGGTTGGCGAACGCCTCCGCGTCTCGGGGGAACTACAGCGAGCCGGAGGCCTGCCGTACATCGCTGAGCTTGTCGGCCAGTTGCTCACCGCGAGCAATGCCACCTTCTACGCCGAGATCGTTGCGCGATGCTCTGCTCAGCGCGCGCTACTCCGAGCCGGACAGCACATTCAGCAGCTTGCCACCGCAGGCGACGTAGACGACGTCGGGGAGGTCCAGGCCCGCGCCAGGCAGGCACTGGACGCCGCGATCGTCGACCGCAACCGCGACCCGATCGTGTGGGCGCACCAGTCCATCATCGACACCCTCGCCGCGCTGGAGGACCCACCGGAGGCCATGTCGTCACCGTGGCCCGACCTGGACCAGTTCATCAGCGGTGCGGCGCCGGGCAGGCTCTACGTGATCGGCGCCAGGCCCTCAGTGGGTAAGACGGTCATGGCGGCGCAGTGGGCGGCCTACCACGCGGCCCGTCACCAGAAGGCGGTCTTGTACTTCACATTGGAGATGTCCCGCCGCGAGATCGACATTCGGCTCATCAGCCAGCGGGCCAAGGTCAACTACGCCTCGCTGGTCACCCACCACCTCACCGACCACGACTGGCAGAAGATAGCCAGCGCGCAGGGTGAGCTGGCGGAGCTCCCCCTCTCCATCGTGGACAAGCCGAACATGCGGATCGACGACATCAGGCGCATGGCCCGCACCGTCGCGAAGGACCGACAGCTCGGCATGGTGTGCGTCGACTACCTGCAGTTGATGAGCCACCCGGACCACAAGATGCCCAGGCACCAGCAGGTCGCCGAGTTCTCCCGCAGCCTCAAGCTGCTGAGCCGAGAGCTGGAGATCCCGGTGCTCGCCTGCTCGCAGCTGAACCGGGCGTCGGAGCACCGCAGGTCGGGGATGCCCGGCCTATCGGACCTGCGGGAGTCCGGGGCAGTGGAGCAAGACTCAGACGTGGTGATCCTTCTGCACCGCAACACAGAGGAGCCGGACAAGGCCCACGACCTGTTCATGGGAGTGGCAAAGAATCGGCACGGCCCACCTGGCGGGGTGCGGATGCAGTTCCAGGGCCACTTCCAGCGCATCGAGCAGACCGCCTGGCGCCCCGCCGACGTACTCGACACCATGCCGTCTAGCGGCTAGATGCTAGACAGCGGACGGCTACCGTGAGTAGTCTGCATTTGTTGGTATCAGGAATCACAGGAAACGGAGAACACCATGAGACCACTCAACGCGCTCGCAGTCGCTACTGCCCTCGCAGTACTAGCTGCCTGCGGAACCGGCGACATAGCCCTCGTCGCCGACCAGACCGAGCTAGAGGCAGTCGAGGATGAATGCGACGGTGAGGAGGGCGATCCAGGCTGGGCGTTCATCTACACCGCAGACGACGGCCGGACGCTAATCGTCGACATGAAGGGTGCAGAGGATCTCGTCGGAGTGACGATCGACCAGATCGACTGCGTCCTGGTCGAGCTAGACATTCCCGCTTCGGTCACGGCCCGGATGGACAGCACCCGCGCCCTCGACGGTGTACAGACCGGCACGTGGGACAGCTACACAGCCACCTGGTCATTCCACCCTGACACCGGACTCGACCTGATCATCGAGGAGTCCTGATGAACGTTCGCGACCAGGTGGCGCGGATCATCGACCGGCACGAGTGGTCCCGCCTCGGCGGCGGCTCCAACGGGCAGCAGATCGCAGCCGACCTCGCGGCGAAGGGCCTGCTGCGGATTGAGGAGCGCCCGGAGGCGCTACACCGGCTTAAGTCGGGAGACATCATCGTGATCTGCCTAGGCGACGTCGTGCCGGGCATCGAGAATCCTCGGCTGTATCAGATCACCGACCCGCGCCAGTGGGACGGCCACGTCTATCTGATCGGCTTCCCGGTCGGCAGTGACGAGACCAAGGCGTACGAGTTCCTCAGCGGACCGGCGAACATGATCGTGCGGAAGGTAGTCGACTGATGGCTAACGAGTTTGAGATCCCCTGCCCGCATCGGGACTGCGGCGAGGCGCTGCACTTAGTCTGGTCGCTGATCTACACGTTTCAGCCCGCGGACCTGCTCGCCGAGTGGGAGCCCCCTGTAACCGCCACCGGATACGGGCACGCACAGAGCTGGCAGGTCGAGTGCGGCAACGGGCACGTGATCCTGCTGCCCGGTCCCCTCGGCTGCCCCTGTGAGCCAGGCCTGGACGACGAGTGCCCGCACAACGAGGACGACTACGAGTGGTCCGAGGACTGGCGAGACTTCCGCCCCGCCGACGTCCAGCGACTCCGAGCCGTGATCGACACTCTCACGAGAGGGGACTCCGATGCCTAGCCCGACGCAGAACCCGAGAGACATCTACCTAGAGGGCCGCCAGCGAGCCCGATCCAAGCAGATCCTGTACGACGGGAGCAAGTTCCCGATCTCGTTCGACCGCCAGACCCAGCAGCGGGTGGAGAAGCTCGCCGCCGCCTGGCGGGTTCCGAGGGCCGAGATGGTTCGCTATCTTGTCGCCTCAGCCCTAGACGCCGCAGAGGCAATCCCCATCCCATCATCAGATCAGAAGGAGGAAACGAAGTGATCAAGACACTCATCGCCTTGGCAGCCGCGGTCGCACTTGTGGCCGGATGCTCGGGCGACGACCCGGAGAGACTCGCTGTCCGCGTGGAGCGGACGACCGAGGCAGAAGCAGAGCCGGACCCGGTGGACGAGCCGGAGCCGACTGCTGAGCCAGAGCCAGCCGAGCCCGAGCTGGACATGACCCCAGAGACGGTACTCGTCGAGGCCACCTGGGAGGAGGCCGGAATCATCCTCACCCTCGGCAACGTGCAGTTCGCGTCAGCCGAGTACCTCAACGGCCAGGGCCTGCTCCTGGAGGAGCACACCGCGACCGGCATCATCATCGTCGGCAGCATCCGCAACGACCGAGACAAGGCCGTCGAATTCTACCCGAACCAGGGCACCCTCGTGGTGGGGGAGGACCAGTACGAGGCTTCGCTGTGGGAGAGCGACCTCGGCGGCACCGTCTACGACGGGGTGTCTACCGAGGGTTTCATCCTGTTCGAGAGCTCCCGCGACATCGAGTGGTTCGACGACGTGGCCGAGATCCGGTTCCTGGCTCCCGGCGCGTTCGACCCGGACACGTTCAACAGCGTCACAGGCGACATCGACCTGACGCTGCACCTGCAGCGGTAGGTCCGGCCGCCTGGCATCGTCCCTGCACTAGCGGCGGGCGGCGGTGCGAGCCGACCGGCTCACACATAACCGGGGGATCAGGAACCCCAGGAAGGAAACGAAGTCAGATGTACGGAGAAACTCTGCCCCGGACGGGCATCGCGATCGGTGCCAGCGGGACTGTGCTGAACCTCTCCTGGCTAATTGTCGCGGCACTCGCGATCATCGTCGGCGGCGTGCTGCTGACCAGATACGGAAAGCGACACGAGAATGCCTAGGGCAACTGCCTGGGCAGTCGTCGCGCTAACCGCTGCTCTTATCGCCGGGTTCCACCTGGATCAGTGGTCAGGCTCGTGGAACGCGGCGATGGTGTTCTATGTCATGGTCGCGGGCTGGCTACTGTGGACGCTCGCTGCGTCTGCATGGCACCCGCGCTATGTCGACCGGCCTATTTCACCGGGGCATGTGGTCGTGATCGTGCCGGTGTTCAATGAGAAGCCTGAGGCACTCTACGACTGCATCCGCTCACTGATCCTGCAAACGCGACCACCTGAGCAGATCATCGTCATGGACGACGGCTCGGACATGCCGGTTATCCCGATCGATCTGCCGACTGTGGAGTGGTACCGGCAGGAGAATCGCGGCAAGCGGTGGGCTCAGATGGAGGGCCTGCGGCTCGCGGCTGCTGCTGAGTGGGCTGACTACGTAGTAACTGTGGACTCTGACAGCGTGGTTGCGCCGGACGGGATCGAGCAGCTCCTGCGAGCTATGTCAGATGAGAGGGTACAGGCCGCAACGGGAGCCTGCGTAGTTCGCAACCGCACAGACAGCCTGCTCACGCGAGTCGTTGATCTGGAGATCATGCTGTATAACGCGGTGATGCGGCGCGTCCGCTCAGTGGTCGGCGCGGTGGCCCCTACCTCTGGCCCGCTGGCGATCTACCGGGCCGAGATCCTGTGGGACAATGCCGAGGACTATCTCACTGAGGGCACCTACTCAGACGACCGGAGGCTGACGCATTACAGCCTGCTCCGAGGCCAAGTCGTAGCAGTTGACGAGGCAGTCGTTGAGACCGAGATGCCTGCCACGCCGCGGGCAATGTTCCGGCAGCGCACTCGCTGGTTCAAGGGCTACTGGCGGTATATGGGCTGGGAGATCCGCAGCTTGTCAGGCTGGGCGTGGTTCCTGCGAGTGTGGAATCTCACGACGCTGACGCTCTACCCGCTGATCGTGGGGTTTGTGTTCGCTGCAGTGCCGCTCACCGGGGGTCTCGTGTACTGGCAGGCTATGCCGTACTGGCTCGGCCTGCTCTATGCGCTCACATCGCACTACATGGAGCGCCCAGGGCTGCCGCTGTGGAAGCGGCTTGTGACGTGGCTGACGTTGACTCCGCTGCTGGTCGTCGTCCAGGCGCTGCTGATTCGTCCAGCTATGTACTACGCCGTCACTCAAGTGCGGAACACAGACTGGGCTACCCGCGGAGCAAAGGTCCGCGGTCGTCACCGGAAGCTGGCCGAGTCTGCAGCATGAGACCGTAGCTGGCAGGGGGGACAGATCCGGAGGAAGCCATGAGGAAGATCGCACTCGCTGCTGCGCTCGCTGTGCTGGGTGTCCTGCTCGTCGCTCCGCCTGCCAGCGCGGAGTATGAGGGGGCACGCTGGTACGACAGTACCAAGACGATCTGCGTCGACACCACCAAGGTCGACAGCAGCGCCGCCCGCGCAGCGATGCACGAGGCGATCCGCGACATGCGGGAGCGCACTAAGCTCAAGCTGACCATCTCGGCCAGCAGCACCTGCAAGTCACGCGGCTACGGATACCGGGTCGAGGTGTACGACTACTACCTCGGCGGTCCGTCGAGCTGCTTCTACGGCTGCACGGACTTCCCTGGCGACTTTACCTGGAAGTCGTCGCTCAAGGGGCCGTGGGGCACTGGCACGTGGGTGTTCAAGAGCCCGGTGCGGATCAAGCTGAACCTGTCCAAGCTGAACGACCTATCTGCGGGCCGGAAGTCCAGCGTGGCCTCGCACGAGCTGGGCCACGCGGTGGGCTTGGATCACAACTCGCGGTGCGCGTCGGTGATGCAGGCGTCGATGAGCGGGGCTGTCAATAGGGGCTGTACGATCTACCGCAACCTGACCTGGCGCGACCGCGTCGGCTACTGGTCGTCTGACCCCGGCATCAACCTGATCTATAGGTACGGGTGACCGCGGCACGGCCTTATTCATCGGCTTTACACATGCTCGCGGGCATCCCGCCGATCACCTGCTCGATGTCCCCGTTCGCATCAGGCTTGTCGTAGGTGATGATCATGCGGCAGTCGCCGCCGTTGACGAACACGATGGAGACGATGCCGCGACCATTTGCGCCAGCGGGTCCGGGAACAGTCGAATCCTCACCGTCGTCGCCCCGGCACGCGTCGTCGGCGCAGAACCGCTGGAATGCAGCGTCGACCTCGGCTTGAGTCAGCGCGGGGGCATCGTCGCCGCGACAATCGTCGCGGGTGGCGCAGAAGGTCGCTAACGCGGAGTCGAGCTGTGAGGCGACTGCCGCGAATACCTGCTCAGTCGTCGGCGGCGGGGCATCTCTGCCTGGATCCGGTGGGTTTCGGGTCAGGTGCGCGGCGACTGCTGCGATCAGCTCGGAGCGGATGAGACCGGGCCGCTCGGTCAGGACGGTCTCGACTGCGGCCTCGATCTCTTCGGCTGTCGGCGGCGGCCCTGGGATCGGTGCTGTCGGCTCTGACTCGACCCGCTCTGCCGTCCTGCACAGGTCGCCGAGTTCGCGGGCGATGACGCTGCGCCGCTCACACTCGACGCGGACCTGCGCGGCGAGCGCGGCGGCGTTGTCCTCAGCGAGCCGCAGCTCCTCCTCGGCGACCTGGCGGGACTCGCGCTCGGAGAACCTGTCGACGGTTGTCCACCCGACCAGGAGCACTACTACTACGAGAAGGACAATGGTGATGATCTGGCCGCGGGGCAGCCACCGCTCCCGGATATTCATCAGCGTCCCTCTTCCCGACTACTCTGCTCCATCATGCGCCGATACTTAGCCGCAGAGTCCTCAGCCTTCCACCGGGCGCGCCGCTCCCCCTCGACCGTCTCCTGATACTCGACGACCTCGGCGCGTGAGACACCGAGCTGCAGGCGAAGATCCGTGATCTGCCGATCGTGCCGGGTAATCAGCTTCTCGATCTCCTCTGAGTGCTGCCTGCGGAGAGCGATCAACTGGCGCTGATAGTCGCCGCGGTCACCGGACTGCTGACGCATGAGATGAATGATCAGAAAGATCAGGGCAACGAGGACGCCACCGGGCGGAACCAGGACGGGCCACTCTGTTCCAAGGTCCACACGGCAACCCTCGTCGTCTCATCTCGCTACTGGAGTACGTTCCAGGTCTGGCTGCCGACGACCCCGTCGACGTCGATCTTCGCCTTGATCTGCACGTACCGCACCCGGTCTGTCGTGCGCGGCCCGAAGTACCCGTCGAGCGCGAGCCGGGACAGGCGCGGGTTGAAGGCGTTGAGCGCGTCCTGCAGCTCCTGCACGTCGTCGCCCGCGGACCACCGGCCTACGGTGCGGGAGCCAGCCTCGACGCCCTTCTGATACGGCTCGTACTCCGTCAGCGGCTCGTAGGGGGCAGGGGTCTCGGCGTCGTCGTCGGCCTGCTCGGCTGGGGGGAGCTCCGGCTGGTCGTCGGTGCTCTGCTGTGCTTCCTCTGCGTTCTCCATGACTCCGAAGCGTAGGCCAGTAGCCCGGCCCTGCTTGTTCGCCGCGACGGCGCTTATGCGGGCTCGCTCGGGAACAGCGCGCCGAATCGCGCCAGTACCCGAGCCGCTATCTCATCCTCATCGACTCCTGAGACGTCGCGCAGCTCCTCGCGAACCGCCGCGACCACAACGTCGTCCACGAGATCCAGCCTGTCGGCCAGCGCAGCGCGCTCCAGCGTGGCGCTAGTGGCTACCTGGTCGATCCGCTGCAGCACCTGATCCAGCTCGACCCCGGCAGCCAGGGCCAACGCAGCGTCGATCTTCGCTTCGAGCTGGTCCAGACGGCGCGGAACGGTGTACCTGGCTGCCTCGGTGGTGGAGGTCACGTGGCTCGCTAGAGACCAGAACGGGTTCTCCGCCGCGGTGGCCGCGGACGGCGGTGCCTTGACGATGCCGTCGGTGTTCAGGACCGCGTTCTGCACGTGGTTGTCGACGCCGAGGAGGATGGTGCGGATGTACTTGCGTGCCGCCATTCCCGTCTTGGTGCGCTGATCGACGGGAAGTGTTGAGGCTTCGTACGCCTCGTTAAGGATCTCCATCACGCCTTGGCGAACATCTGCAACGCTCACGTCGTCCTCCGTCGCTCCGAGATAGTACGGGGTCAACTCGTTGATCCCCTTGGTTGCCGCTGTGCCGACCGGGTGACCGTAGCCGAGCCGGTCGATCTTCCGGCCGATTTGCTTGAGATCCGCCCACGTCGAGTGCTCTCCGTGCGAGGTCCGCGGGCGGCTCAGGAACCGGAGAGTACCAGCGTGGCAGCGGCCCATGAACTCGCGATAGGTCATCCGCTTGCCGGTGGCTCTGTTGGTGTAGGTCGCGTCCCACACCGCAGTCGAGAAGCCGCCCTCGTGCTCCCAGCCGAGCAGATACGGTCGGCCACCGTCGCGAGGGATGCGGAACCCGTCGATAGTCCACGGTCCACCCTCGCCGGGGTGGTTCGCCCAGTCCAGGCAGATGATGCGGGCGATCAGGTCCATGCCGCCGTAGCAGTTGGACAGCGGCGCCGGAATGCCGGGGCGGCCGTTCTTGACCACGCTTAGGCCGGGCGTCGGGTTTGACGCCGAAGGGTTGCTCGCAATGTGGTGGCCGAGATTCGCGACGAACGAGGTGCCGCCGTGCGAGCCGGTGGACACCCAGCGTCCGGAGCGCCCGATCATCATCTCGATCGAGACCTGGGGTACGCCACAGTCGAGCAGGTCGGCCTTGAAGTCGTTGGCGACTGCGAGGGCGGATGCCGGGGGCGGCATCAGTCGAGCCCGTTGTCGGTGTCGTCGTCCGGGTCGATCGCCTCGCCGAGCAGCCGCCCTCTCTCAGTCTCCTCCTCGGTTAGTGCACCCTCCGGGTCGAGCCAGACGCCGGACTTGGGTGGCTCGTCTACCTGGGGTAGCTCGACGGGCTCCGCTATGTCCTTCGCTTCGTCCATCTGGATGATCTCCGTTTTCCTGAGACTTACGGGCGTGCCTAGCGTATGCGGATCTGGTGAGAGTGGAAGTGCACGCGCTGAGGGTGTTTACAGCCCTACACCCAGGTGCTACTTTGGAGTTATCAGGAAAGAACGAAGGGAGCCACGATGATCCTCAACCCAGCACCCGTCAGCACCAGGCAGTTCACCTATGACGCGCCGACGAAGAACTTCGCCGCCGAGCTGAGCGACATGAACGGCCTGGGCCGTGTCTACGACGACGCATGCGACGTCGGCTTCACCATGGTGAGCGCCCGCACCGGACGCCAGGTCGTGTTCGTCCTGGCTGACGAGAAGCGCGACACCGAGGGCGACACACTCCTTTGGGAGTACAGGTCCATCGACGGCGAGTTCACCGCCACCGTCTTCAACGACTGATCACGAAGGGAAGCCGATCATGTTCTACCACCTCACCGCAGGCCGCGAGACCCGCCACCCGCACACCAGCGTCCAGGAGGCAGTCGACTGCCAGACCCAGTTCGAGATCGACGAGGCCGACGCCCAGTGGGCAGCCTCCGAGCTTTACGCCGAGAACGCAGTCGTCCGGGCAGCCGAGGCAGGTACTCCCGAGACCTGGCGCGAGGAGGACCTTGACCGCATGGTCGACGCTCTCGGATACGGCCCGCCCCCCGGCTTCCAGCTCTGAGAGAATCCCCCCAGCGGCCCGCCCACGTGGCGGGCCGCAGTCGCGTCTGCAAGTGGGTCACGTGTCGGCACACCAACGGTGCACACGATCCTGCTAGAGTCTCCCGGATGAAGCGGAAGCGCATCGAGCGAAAGCGCATCCACATCATGCTGCCTGTGAAGATGGTCAACGACCTGGAGCAGTTCGCCCGCTCACGCGGGATCTCGCGGTCAGCCGCGATAGCGTCGCTGCTTCCACCCCACATCGGAATGGAGAACCCTGATGGGCAGGTACGCGAAGGCACCGGAGGTGCAGGAGATCGCCGAGAGGCTGATCGAGGAGCACCACTCGCAGTTGAGCGGTGAGACGCTCCGCTGCATCTTCCGCGACAAGCACACTCTCAGCAAGGGCAAGCCGGTCCTGGTCGCGGCCCGCAAGGTGGGCGGGCTGGCCGGGTGGCTGCACCTCGGCTACTTCGCCGACAAGGACCCGGATCGGTTCACGGACCTGTTCGTCCTGGAGGTCCCGAAGGACGTGTGGGACCGGCTCGACGAGAGGCAGCGCATCGCCCTGGTGGATCACGGGCTGTGCCAGCTCGACGTGGAGATCCCCGACCAGGGCGACAAGGACCGGCGACTCCTGGTGCGCGCACCGGACATCGCCGAGTTCAACGCCGTCGTGGAGCGGCACGGCCTGTGGCGCCCGGCGCTGGAGGACTTCATCAAGGCCGGGAACCAGCTCACCATCGACGACCAGCCGCACTACACCGAGCCGGTCGAGGATCGCGGCGCGGAGCCGGTCGAGGACTGATGACGGTTCAGGCTGAGGCACACGTCTGCGACACGCCGTTCTGGCGGACTCCGGACAGCCGGTGGACGTGCCCGGACTGCGCCCAGGTGTGGGTGTGGCAGTCGATAGTCAGGACTGTTCCAGGTGTGCCCGCCTCGGTATGTACCGTCCGAGAGAACTACTGGGCCAAGGAGGCAGCGATGGGTGAGCCCCGCAACGAGATACCCGGCTGGGAGGGCTCAGTCGGGCCTGGGCCGAGCCAGTACGGCAAGCCACACGTGTACGCCCGCAGCGTCCACTCTGGCGCTGGTAACTGCGTGTGCGGTGCCGCGCCGCGAGACAAGCGGCTGCACGTCCAGCTCGCGCCGGGAGTGCCGAACCCCGACTACGAGGGTGAGACTCCCTGATGCCGATCCGCCCCGAGAATAGGCACCGCTATCCGCCCGACTGGAAGCAGATCAGCGAGCGGATCCGGTTCGAGCGGGCGGAGGGGCGCTGCGAGTGCCGAGGTGAGTGCAGGCGGCACATCACTCACCTCGGCACGGACGGGCGCTGTATTTCTATACACGGCCAGCCCGCGCCGATCACCGGGGTGAAGGTGATCCTCACCACCGCGCACCTGGACCACCGGCCGGAGAACTGCGACGACAACAACCTGCTCGCCATGTGCCAGGCATGCCACCTGCACTACGACCGGGACCACCACGCCGAGACCCGCCGCCAGACCGAGGCGAAGGTGAGGGCAGAGCAGATGGAGTCGCTGTGGTGAGCGGGCGCATTGAGGTCCCGGAGGGCACCCCGGCAGATCACCGCTGTAAGCCTCCTGGCCCCGCCTTTCCGTCGCGCTGGGCAGAGCACCCAGTGGGGTCACGCTGGTTCTGCGACTGCGGCCAGGTGTGGATCGTCCGGCACGTGCCTACGACAGTGCACGGGACGCAGGCTGTGGTCTCGCACCTGGAGTGGTTCCGCGAGTCGTGGCGGGAGCGCCGCCGTCGCCTCCGTGGCCGGGAGCGCCTGATCACACCGAAGCCAGCTCGCCCCCCGTCAGGGCCGAGTGGAGTCAGCCCATCGAAGGACGGGAGCAGATGACCGAGCGCCGCATCGAGTACCTGCCGATTGACGAGATCCAGCCCGACCCGCGCAACCCGCGGGCGCACGAGTCGATTGAGGACGTCAAGGCTTCCATCCTGCGGTTCGGGTTCGTTGACCCGATCATCCACGACGACCGCACCGGCCAGATGATCGCCGGTCACGGCCGCGTCGAGGCGCTCACAGACCTGCACGCACGCTGGCTCAAGGCCCCCAAGAAGGACCGGGAGGTGCCGGGCGGCATCACCGCGGACGGGGACCGCTGGCATGCCCCGGTGATCGTCGGCTGGAGCTCTGCCGACGACGACGAGGCAGCCGGTCTGCTGATCGCGCTGAACCGCCTCACCGAGACCAGCAAGTGGATACCGGACAAGCAGCTCGCCCTGCTGAACGAGATCGCCAAGTCAGTCGAGGGTCTCGTGGGAGTGGGCTACACGGACGAGGATCGGGCCGCGCTGCAGCGGCTCGTAGAAGCCTCGGGGGAGGCCCTGGACGCCGCCGCCGAGTGGGCCGCGGCGGGGATGCCCGAGTACAGCTCCGAGGATCTCCAGGGCGCGTACCGCACCGTGGTGCACTTCCGCACGATGGAGGACGCCGACAGGTTCTTCGTCGAGGTGATGGGTGGCCGGGATCGGATCTCGTACGTGTGGTGGCCCGAGCCTGACGGGCACCGCGGAATGAATATCGGCCGCCAGTGGGTGCACGACGAGAACGGGCAGCCCCGGCAGCAGGAAGAGGAGCAGGTCGGTGGTTAATCCGCGGTTCCCGGTCTACATCCCGTCGAAGTCTCGCGCTGAGGTCGCGACGACGCCGAGAGAGCTGGACCGGCTCGGCGTGCCGTACACGCTGGTCGTCGAGGAGGAGCAGTTCGACGACTACGCCCGCAGGTGGGGTGAGGACCGCATCTTGGTGCTCGACCCGAAGTACCAGCGCGACTACGTGACCTGTGAGGATCTGGGGAAGACGACCGGCACCGGGCCTGGCCCGGTGCGGAACTTCTGCTGGGACCACGCTATCTCGCAGGGCCATGACTGGTTCTGGGCAATTGACGACAACATCATGGTGTTCTACCGCCAGCATCAGAACCACGCATATCCGGTCGGGGACGGGACGATCTTCCACGCGATGGAGGAGTTCGCGACCCGGTACAAGAACACCGGGATGGTCGGGCCCGAGTACAAGATGTTCGTCCCGGCACGCCAGAAGCTCCCCCCGTTTCGGATCAACCGCAAGCTGTGGTCCTGCTACCTGATACGGACCGCTCTGCCGCTCCGGTTCGAGTGCATCTACAACGACGACGTGGACATCATCCTGCGACTCATGAAGTCGGGCTGGATCACGGTCACGTTCCAGGCGTTCCTGCAAGACAAGATCACCACCCAGCAGCTTCCGGGCGGCTCGACGGAGCACCTGTACGAGAAGGAGGGGACGCTGGAGAAGTCCCGCGCTATCGTCCGCCGCCACCCCGACGTGGCCCGCGTGACGTGGCGGTTCAAACGGTGGCACCACTACGTCGATTACTCCGGCTTCCAGAACATGCAGCTGCTCCCTGACCCCGAGTACGTGCCGTCCGGCGTGACGTACAACTTCCGGGAGATTGAGCAGCCTAATCGGATCTATGCGGGGATTCAGAGATACGGGCAGGACAGGGGCTACGCGCCGCCCGGAGGCCGACAGTGAAGCCGCTCCTCGTCGGGCTCGCGCCGCGCAGCCATGCCGAGCTGGGCGCGTTCGGTGCGACCGGCTCATCGAGCCGGAGACTCGCCGGACTCCTCGGGGTGGACGTGGAGCACCTGCTCGACGTGGTAGACGCTGTGAACCTGTCTCCCGAGCCGCTGCAGTCGGCTTCCGTCGCCCGCTGGTCCATGCTCGCCGAGGATCTCGACCTGGGCGGTCGGGTCGTCGTCGCGTGCGGCCGGATCGTGTCGACCGCTCTCGGCGGCCCGCAGCAGTGGGGACAGTGGACCCGACTTGCCCCGATCGGTCGCACTCCTGGCCCGATCCTGGCGACGGTGATCCCCCACCCGTCCGGGCTGAACCGCCTATGGAACGACCCCGAGGTGGTGTGCCTCGGGGAGAGAATCATGGTGGCCGCAGTGTGCGCGGCTCGCGAGTTCGAGGAGGAGCTATGCACCACGTAGTCACCGGAGGGGCCGGGTTCGTCGGCACGCACCTGGTCCGCAGGCTGCTCGCGGACGGGCACGACGTGACCGTCGTCGACGACCTGTCGACCGGCAGGCGGGAGAACCTGTACGACCAGGCGTGGTTCGTTGAGGAGGACGTGCGGGCCTTCGGCTGGATTACCGACATCGAGCCCGCGCCGAGCACTGTGTGGCACCTCGCATCGCCCTGTTCTCCCCCGGACTATCAGCAGCGCCGCATTGAGACGCTGGTCGTTAACTCGCAGGGCACTGAGAACGCGCTGGAGCTGGCCCGCATGTCCGACGCCAAGTTCGTGCTCGCCTCCTCCTCGGAGGTGTACGGAGATCCGCACGTTCACCCGCAGTCCGAGGAGTACCGCGGGAACGTGTCCACGACCGGCCCACGGTCGTGCTACGACGAGGGGAAGCGGTACGCAGAGGCTCTCTGCTCCGCCTACGAGCACAGGTGGGGGCTCGACGTGAAGATCGCCCGCCTGTTCAACACCTACGGGCCGTTCATGCCCGACGACGGTCGAGTCGTGATCCGGTTCCTGTCCGCCGCTCTCGACGGCAACCCGATCGAGGTCCACGGCGGGCATCAGACCCGCTCCTTCTGCTACGCGACGGACACCATTGACGGCCTGGTCCGCTTCGCCGACTCCGACCTGGACGTGTGCAACATCGGCTCTGACAACGAGATCAGCATCGACCACCTGGCTGAGCTGGCCCTCTCCACAGTGGGCCAGGGCGGGCAGATCAAGCACGTTGACTACGACGAGGACGACCCGAAGCAGCGCAGGCCCGACCTGGCCCGCCTCCACTCCCTCGGCTGGTCTCCGCAGGTGTCGCTGCGGCAGGGCCTACAGGCCACGGTCTCGTGGCTCCGGGAGTCGGTATGACACCGGAGGAGCAGGCGCGCTTCGACGCGGTAGCCGACCAGCACCCCGGCGAGACTGGCATCATCGGTGAGTCCGTCAACGAGTACGGCACCCCCGTCTCAGTACTGCGGTGCGCCAGCTGCAGTGCGGTCGTGTCACTCTGCCCGGTGTCGACGCCCGAGAAGTGGGGCGACGGCTGCCTTGCCGACACCTGCGCCTCGTACGACATCGAGCGGGACGTGGACCTGTTCTTTGAGCCGCTCATGGATCACGGACTGATCGGGAGGGACGACGCATGACACCGGAGGAGCGGGAGCGCCTCGCCACGGTCGGGTCGGCGTTCCTGGGGAAGGTGGCCCAGCGGCTGCAGACGCTCAAGCCCGACGAGCTGTCCGCCGCGGACGTGGCCCGCTGGACCGACGTGGCGCTCAAGCTGCAGCAGGCTGGGCAGCAGCACGACGTGTACGACCGGGATGCCAGAGAGCGGGCTCAGCGCATCACTGTTGACGACGAGCCGATCACCCGCTCGGTGCCGAGGCCGTGATCTTGCACGTTTTTCGACCAGAAGTGAGGCCCAAATGATCAGGACGTTCTACCTGGATCGGCCGACCGACGTGACCGGAGTGTCCGGCACCGGGGTAGTTGCTCACGGCGTGGTGTTCGACGACGGCACTACCGTGATTCGCTGGCTCGGCGAGCACCAGTCCACCGTCGTCTGGCCGTCGCTGGAGGACGCAGAGGCGATCCACGGCCACCACGGCACCACGTTCGTGTGGGACGACCCGGCTCCGCACCACCAGCCCGGAGCGATCGAGATCGCTGACGCGATCGACCAGGCCGCAGAGATCATCGCTACCCGCTGGCACCTCAACGCTGCCTCAGGTAAGCGGGCCGCGCCGGAGGAGTTCGCTACCGAATTCGCCGAGGACCTGGCCCGCGCCGGGCTTCTCACCGCACCGGAAGGAACGAAGGAATGATCGGATCGCGCCGCGAGGGCGGCGAAGTCTTTGACCTTGAGAACTGCTGCACCCGAGGGCTAGCTATCTTTGCGCTCGTCGTGCTAGCGATACTCGGTGATTGGCACCTCGGCGTATTCCTCGCCGGAAGTCTCGACCAGGGAGTCCCCCAGTGACCGAACCGCGGGAGCCCAGCGCAGAGCGCACCCAGCTCGACAAGCTCGGCGACTACATCTTCGAGAACGTGCCCGGAGCGCCGCTGCGCGCCTACGGCATCGCCGAGCAGGCGATCGAGGTCATCGCAGCCCAGCGCCGGGCGATCACCGACCTAGCCGTCGCGATCCAGCTCACGGTCGAGTACGTCGGCTACGACACGCTGCCGCCGTATCCCGGCTGGTCCTGGTTCGACGCCCTCGCCAAGCACGCACCCGAGCTGCTCAACTCAATGCGCGCCTCAATGCCGGGAAGGATTGATGTCGCGCCGCACGACTTCCAGCGCCTCTCCCGCTGGCTCCACCGCCACAAGTGCGCCCGCTGCTACCTTCCCCCCGAAGGACACCCCACCAGCAGCTACGCGCCAGCCCGCCCCCTAGGCGACTACTCCGACGACCTCGACATGCGCCGCCGCAAGCCATGACCGATATCCCCCGAGTCAGGCTTCTTATCACGCCGGAAGGAACGAAAGGAATGACCGAACAGAGACGCTTCGACGAGATCACCCGGCACACCTCCCCGGCTCTCGTCGACCAACTCCGTCAGCTCGGGCAGCAGTACGGGCCGCTCGGTGTAGCACTTGCCGCAGCCAGACTCACCGACCAGAACCTAGTCGTTGAGCGCATCACAGCCTTTCAGGAGAACCGCTGCCCCTCCGACCGCGCCTCACTCCCAGACATAGCCAGCAGCCAGCAGCCGGGCTCGATAACCGCCGCGGGTGGCTGGTGTGCACCGACCCAGGCCGAGCTACACAGCGAGCCTGAGAACCGGGTCGGGCCTCACGAGTTCGAGCCGCTCTCCTGGATCACGTCGCTATTCCGGCACCGCGGAAAGTGCGCCCGCTGCTACCTCCACCGCGACCTCCACCCCACCGAAACCTGGGCATGGGCCCGTCCCATCGGTGACACCAGCCTGATCCGCAAGAGCTGAGAGCACTCGTGACCGACATCTCGCCCTGCACCCAGTGCGGCAAACTCCACGTCGCCTATGACGGACAACCAGGCTGCAAAGGCCACAAGTCCGGACAACCCGACGAACCGTGTACTAAACGATCCATGAAGGGCTCAACCGTCTGCCGAAACCATGGAGGAGCGCTCCCCCAGGTCAGGAAGGCAGCAGCCAGCAGGCTCGCGACACAGAGAGCGGAGCAGATCATGGCTACCCTCGGCGCACACCCCACCGACACCGACCCGGTGGAGGGTCTGCACCTGGTGATCTGCTGGTCCCGCACCCACATGGACTGGCTCCGCGAGCGCGTCCAGGAACTACTTCCGTCGGCGCTGACCTGGGGCGACTACCAGGTCGTCGAGTCCCAGCTCAGGGGCATGGAGATCAAGCAGCGCGCCCAGGTGAACGCCTGGCTCGATCTGTACTACCGCGAGCGCCAGTTCTTCACCGACGCCTGCGCCAAGGCGATCCACGCGGGGCTCGCCGAGCGGGAGGTCAGGCTAGAGGAGCAGCGCGGAGCTCTCATCGCCGACGTCATTCGCAGGGTGCTGTCGGACCTGGAGCTGACGCCGGATCAGCAGTCGCGTGCTCTGACGGCGGTGCCGTTCCGGCTGCGCGAGGCTCAGCAGGGGAGCCAGAACTAGACCCACATCGGACCACCTTGTGGTACAGTGTGGGCATGGCCAGAGAGCACGTAAGGCTACGCATGGACACGGACCTACTCCAGCGCGTAGATGCCGCCGCGGAGCGCGAGAATCGCACTCGCAGCAACATGATTGAGGTGCTGGTCCGCGTCGGGCTGATCGAGCAGGGCTCCGGCCCTGCCGACGATGTGTTCGCTGCGCTGGAGAGCGTCACCGTCGCCGGGGGCGTCGATCTAGAGGCCGCACTGCAGCAGCAGGCGATCAAGCCGACCCTCGATGCCCGCCGTGTCGAGAAGCCGCACCGGCACCGGTTCCAGATCGAGGTCGCGGGCACGCGCCGCGGTAAGGCCGGTCGCCAGGTCGCGGACTACGCCTGCGACTGCGGCCAGATCAAGAAGGAGATCCCGGTGCGGTGACGCGCTATGGTCTCACCAACAGCGATCAGATCAGGAAGGAAGGCATCATGACAACGATCCACCTGCGAGACGAGGCCCGCCCGCACATGTCACTGTGCGGTCTCGGCTACGACTGGCCGTCCACGATCCCGCTCGCACGCGAGGGCGAAGAGGCCTCCTGCCGGAGGTGCCTGGAGCGGCGCTCAGCCAGCGTTCAGGTAGATATAGAGGCGGACACCAGTAAGTTCGTCGAGGGCCTCGGCCTAGAAGGCGAGATCGCGGAGGCCGCGGCATCGATGGACGCAGAGGAGGCCCGCGAGATATGGGAGCGGCAGTCTGACGAGGACGTCGACCCGATCCGCGTTGAGGCCGCTAAGCGGGTCCTGACCGCCGCGGGGTGGGAATGATGGAGAACCCGGCGACCTGGGGTCCCTTGGAGCACGTCGTCGACGCTGCGCTCGACCAAGCCGAGAAGAACCACGCAGCCGGTTTAGTTGGCCTATCCCGAACTCGCATCATTACTGATGCGATGCGCCAATGGCTCGCCGAACCGGATGAAGCCACCGTGGAACGAGTCGCGGCAGCCCTATACCTTGGCGCTGGTCGCCAACTCTACGACGCACCCGCAACTTGGCGGTCCCTAGAAAGCCATGAAGCTGACGAGTGGCGTTCCGAGGCTAGGGCCGCGCTGGCTGCGATTGGAGAGGGGACCCGATGAACGCACGGGAGGCTCTAGCTGAGCACCTATTCCTAGCGACCTATCATTTTCGACCCGACATGAACTGGTCCGTGTTGTCGGTTTCGGCGCGGGCGCTCTGGTACAACAAGGCCGACGCGGTGTTGCAGGTGCTCGCCGAACACGGCGACACACAGCAGGTGCGGGAGGAGATCGCCGACGCGGTTAGAAGGGCTCCCCGGTATCAACTGGACGCCGTCATGGCCGTCGTCGCCCGCATCGTGGCCGCCCGCGACGCCGCCGCCGTACGGGCGAACTTCGCGGAGGCGTACTTCGAGGGCGCACAAGGCAAGGTCGAGTACCTAGCCAAGCATCTTGGCCTAGCTAGGCGCCACGCCGACCGCGCCGAGGCCGAACTGACCGACGCACGAGCGGACATTAGCGATCTCAAAGGGTGGGTGACGAAAGAACAACGTCGCGCCGAGCGCGCCGAGGCCGAGGTCAAGCGACTTGCTACCGCTCGCCTCGTGCTCGCTGTATTCGGTACACCCGACGACGCGCCGCAGCCGTTCTCGCTCTGCCGCGACACCAAGGTCGTCGGGCTGGGTGTGCAGTGGCCGGGCGGCGCGGTGACAATCAAGTGGACGCCTCCGGAGCGATTGGCCACGGTCACGTCGCACTCGCTGGAAGATGCACTGGCGGTTGCTGACTTTCCTGACGGCACGCTAGGCGTGGTCTGGCTGTCTGAGGATCTCGGTACTTTGGCCGAGGCCGAGGAGCGGGCGATACGAGCCGAGGCCGACCTGGCCGCTGCGCAGATGCAGGTTCGCGTGCGAGACGCGCAACTCGAACAGATGCGGAAGCTGGCCGGGCAATACGCCAGAGCCGCCGAAGAGCGTGACGACTTTGCTGGCTCGCTGGCAGAGGCGGAGGATCGTATCCTCGCCGTCGAGAAGCTGATCGAGCACCGCGAGCAGCGGTACGCAGACCGAGGCGGGACCACCATCAAGGCGATCCCAGTGGCCGACCTGCGGCGGGCAATCGGAATGGAGAAGACGTGACGACCGCGGTAGCGCACCCCGACCTGGAGCTGATGCTCAATGCCGAGGCTGACCGCCCATGCGACCTTCGCCGCCTCTCCCCCGAGGAGCAGTGGGTCAACTGCAAGAATCCCGCCGCATGGATCTTCCGCCTCCGCCTGACGTGCAGGCACCGCCCCAAGACGCGCACGATCCTGGTCTGCCAGGAGTGCTGCGACGACGTGCTCGGCGAGGTGCCCGCCGACAAGCAGCCGGTGATCCTCTGCCCGGCGCAGAAATGCACCAGTGCGGCCGAGATCCTGTCAGTGGAGCCACTGTGACCAGGCTCCCGGACGAACTCGCGCCCAAGCTGCGCGCCGCCGCTGAGAAGCTGCTCAACGAGGTGGGCGAACGGGAGTGGGACGGCCAGATCGACAGGAGTGCGCGGGACACGCAGAAGTGCTGGAAGTGCGGCGGCGCCGAGGGCTCGCTCACGTTCCACCACCTGCCGAACGGGTCAACGGTGATGGTGCACAAGCGGTGCCACCGGAAGATCCACGGCCAGGCCGGGGGTAAGTCCCGCAAGCGCAAGCGCAAGTGATCAGGAAGGGGAAGGCATGTCTACAGACCTACGCCCGGAGCCGCCCATTGCGGTCTCGATCGCTCGGCTCCGCAAGACGTGGGGAGCTGCCGGGTACGAAACGAGTGACTGGGTGCCGTTCGGCCAGTTCGGGGTGCAACTCGGGCTCGTGACCCGCAACGAGCGCGGCACCATCATCGTCTCCGAGGCCACGTTCCCGGTCGAGGTCGATCTGCAGGAGCGAGACTGGATCCACGCCTCGCTGTCCTGGATCTCACGTATCCCAGGCTATGAGGAGCTGGCCCTGCTGCACCAGTCCGTGTTCGGACCCACCCGCTGGAGCTACCAGGTATTCGCCGCTACCGAACGGCACGTCAACTTCCACCCGAACGCGCTGCACCTGTGGGGTCTGGCATCGGGTGAGCGGGCGCTCCCCGACTTCGGAAAGTACGGGATGGTCTGATGAACCTGCCAGCGATCGACTGCCCGAACTGCCTCCCCCCGAAGACGGTCACGAACGTCGAGATCATGACCGAGCCAGAAACGCAGACAGAGCTGTTGCGCTCCGACGCAACCCGGCCGCGGGAGCTGCCGGACATCATCGTCGGCTGGCGCCTCCTGCCCTGCGGCCACACGTTTCTGGCCCAGGACTGGCTGCTGATCTGCGACGAACTCGGTACGCGAGTGCTGGAGCGGAAGCGGGTCCTGCTCGTCGACGTCGACGGGACGGTGATTCCGGCATGACCAGCCTGGACCTTGGGGTCGATCCGCCCGGCCCGTTCCACGACGTGTCGGCGCTGCACCGCCTGGTCGTGGGCGAGGACCCAGAGGACAGCTTCGAGATCCTCCACCTGCCCGAGTGCGAGGTGCAGATCCAGGAGTACGAGGGCTTTACCTGGACCGACTACCAGTGCATGGTGTCCTGGCACGTCGATAGCTGCGGAGTCGACAACGACTACCGGCACGCCTTCGACGAGCCTGACCTGCCCGGCTGGCAGCACCGCGATCCGCTACTGCCCGGCGTCTACACCTGCTGGGTCGAGGTGGTGAAGTACCGGTGCTGGGACGCCTGGGGCGGCTACGAGTACGACTCCGTGCTGCACGTCGAACCGCAGGCCGCGCTCGACGCCGGGCCGGGCTGGGGAAAGGTCTACTGGACCAAGCTCAACAAGGACGGCAGGCCAACCGCCGAGCGGCAGTATCTCGGCTGGGGGAGGCTGCTGTGACGGAGGCCCGCATCGAGTACGCAGTCGGCATCCGCTGGCCCGAGGGCACCGATACTGAGGCGTACGACTACCTCATGGCCCTCCCGGACTGGGAGCCGGAGAAGCACGAGCTGTTCGCCCACATGCTGCTACTGGCAGTCCGCAAGGAGTGGAAGGCGGCCGAGCGACTCCGCGGATTGAAGCACGAACGGGAGGCCAGAGAACGACGCCGCGCAGAGCGGGCCGCTGCTAAGCTGGCCTCACAGACATCAGGAAACGAGGAAGGAAGATCATGAGCCAGCAGACGTATGCCGACACTCATCCGCCGTACCGGGTTGGGCCGTGGGGCAGCATCGATGAGATCGAGGCAGCCAACGAGGCAACGGGCCAGGTCTGGTTCAGCGAGGAGACAATGCGCTGGTGGGACACCGTGATCCTTTCTCGGGTCTACGGCGGCCGCTACTTCGTCACCTCTGAGGCCCCTGCCGACTCGAACCGCCGCTACACCGTTCGCCGCGCACTCGACGACGGCACGGTCGAGACGCACGGCGAGTTCATGGCCTACGGGACGAGGCGGGAGGCGTCGAACGCGGCGATCGCAGCCTGGACGTCCGAGCTGGATCGGCAGCGGGGAGCGTCTAGATGAGTGACCATCACGACTACGACTGGGTAACCGACGACATGTTCGACAGCGCGCTGGAGTCCATCGTGGACGCCATGAGCGCTGCTGAGATCCTGCGGATAACGGACGTGTACGAGGTGCTGCGCGAGGAGCTGAACAACGACGTGCTCAGCGTCCTGGAGCAGCAGCGCGACTCAGAGCAGCCCGGAGAGGACGGCACAGGCGGTCAAGATCGGGAGTCATACACCGACGATCAGGACCGCGAGAGCTACACAGTTGGGGGAGGGGGTGATTGACCAATGACGAGTGGACCGTCGCAGCACGAGGGCCAGCCGTACTCCGAGAAGCAGTTCCGCAGGGACGAGGCCCAGCTAGTGCGCGATCAGCAGCTCGGCCGGGAGCGCCGCGGGGCAGAGGACGCCGCGCAGCTCTCGAAGGCGACCGAGCGGGCACGAGCGAAGGGGAAGATCCGGTGAGTGACCCGAAGCAGCCCGAGGACCAGCAGGAGCCGGAGAGCGAGCCCGGCCAGGACGCATCGAGGCAGGCACCGGAGCCGCCTAAGCCGAACACCACCGGCAAGAAGGACTGGCACTGATGACGCCGCAGCAGGAGCGAGAGTGGCGGGAGCACCCGCCACACCGGCACACGCACAACGTGGCTCACAGCAGTGGCGTCACTGAGGTCGTAGATCCGCCGCCGCCGATTCCGGGTGAGGGTGTCGTCGGGCGCTGGAGGCGGCGCCGGGAGTGTCGTAAGCGAGGTGGGCACTGGTGGCACCCGGAGGGCATGATCGACTGGTTCTGTTGCCAGTGCCCCGCCCTCACGGACGGAAGTCCGAGAGACGGGACGAGCAGGTGATCCCCTACGAGCCGCCCCTGACCACCACGCGGGCACTACCGAACGCGCTCATCCTAGAGGTCACCGACGCCGCATACTGGCAGACGGTCAAGCCGGACGACGTGGAGGAGCTGGAGACAGCGGACGGCGGGCGCATGTTCGTGATCTACTGCGACTGCATCGCCGGGCCGCACCGGTCGATCTGGATTGACGCATCAACGAGAGAGGAAGGAACCGATCACCGTGGTACAGAGCAAGAACGGGACCAGGCGCGAGGCCGGGTTCGCCGCGACGAACCGCCTGCGAGACCTGCACCCGAAGGACTTCAAGCGTCTGCTCGATGAGGAGTACGAGGCCCGCGGCATCCCGGTCAAGAAGTCGCCGGAGGACAAGGCCCGCAGCCAGCTCCAGGAGTTGGCGACGCGGTATCCGGCAATCGCGATGGAGGTAACTCGCGGCCTGTTCGTAGCCGACGATCAGGCAGAGTCGCCCGAGGAGAACGCCGAGAAGGTCTAGCCGTGTGGGAGGTCCGGTGGGGGCGGGCACTCCTGATCTCAGGAGCATTCGCCCTTCTGCTCAGCCCGCTAGCCGGTGCCGCGCTCCTGGGCGGCGTACTCGTCCTCGTCGGCTACGACTGGCTCCGCCCCGTCGTCGGAGTGCGTGAGATGCCGAACTTTGACACCGAGGCAGAGGCACTTGCGTACTGGCGCTTCACCCGTAATCCGCTGCTGCCGGTGCCGCCTGCTGCTGTGCGGACGTGGCGGTGGCAGCTAGGATCAGAGGGCGAGTTGAGGAGGTGAGATCCATGATCAAGCGTCTGATCGCCGCCACTGCGCTCGTCCTCGTCACCATCGGCGGTGCTGCGCCTATCGCTGCGGCTGACCCGTCCTTCGGTCCCGGAGCTGGGCAGGGAGGCGGTAACAACGAGCCCCACGAGAACCCGGGCACGAAGTGTCACCCGCCAGGCCAGACTAGCGAGCAGCCCGAGTGCAAGTAGGACTCCCGATTAGAGTCGCTGCCTTCGGGCCAGGGATGCCAGGTGAGCGTGGCACCGCGTTGGCAGGTAAGGGCGACTCGCTGATGATGAGTACGGTGCCCCCGGTCTCCACGTGGCCGGGGGCACACTCATGTCCATGAGATCCGCGCCGGAGGAGATCCGAGTCCCCGAGATCGGGCTGCTGCAGTGGTGGTCCGACTCGCCGTGGGACCGCCAGCACTGGTACGTGGGCGAGGACCGCAGAGCGTACCGCGTAGCTGTCGAGGACGGTCGTGCTGGCTCGATCCGTGACGCTGACGGCTCTCCCATCACGGATCGGCTCAGCGAGCCGGAGAACCGGCAGGAGGCACTGCTGTGACGGTCACTGACCTGGAGTACGCAGCCCGCCAGTTCGAGTCGCAGACCATGCGCCTCGGCCGCCCACCGCTGGAGCCTCATCAGCGACCCCCGGAGGCGCTGCTCAAGCGTGAGAAAGATGTCTGGCTGATAGAGGGGGGCCGCGGCTCTGGCAAGACCGAGGCGATGGCCCGCTACTTCTCCCGGTACATGCGAGACAACCCCGGCGTGCGCGGCCGCATCATCGCCCCGACGCTGGGCGACGCGGTGGAGTCCTGCATCACGGGCGTGTCCGGGCTCCTCGCTGTAGACGACCAGGTGGTGTGGCGAGCCGGTGGAGCAGGTGGCTCGCATGTGAAGTGGCCGAACGGCTCCGAGGCCCTGGTGATCGGGACGCACTCGCCGCTGGACGTTGACCGGCTCCGGGCAGGAGGCAACCGGCATCTGGACTGGTGGGAGGAACTGGCTGCGAACAGGCAGCTAGGGAAGCCGGACGAGAACGGGAACCTGGACGAGAAGAGCGCTTGGGTACAGGCGAGCCACGGGCTGAGGCTCGGCCTGTTCCCGCACACCATCGCCTCCACCACCCCGAAAACCACCAAGGCTTACGTGGTGATCCGTGCGCTCCCGGAAATAGTGCGCATCCACGCCACCATGTACGACAACCCGTACTCGTCCCCCGGCTGGCGAGCCAAGATGGAGGACCGCTACAAAGGCACCCGGACCGGCCGCCAGGAGATCGAGGGCATCCTGCTGGAGGACATCGAGGGCGCGCTGTGGACTCTGGAGCTCATCACCGCCGCGCAACTCCGCCGCCCGCTGCCGGACCTGGCTCGGATCGTCACTGTCGTGGACCCGTCCGGCTCGGAGGACGGCGACGCGACCGGCATCGTGACCATCGGCCGCGACAAGGATCACGTGCTGTTCGTCCTCGCGGATGACACCACGCAGGGTACGCCGGAGCACCGCTACGAGACCGCGTGCCTCGCGGCCGCTAGGTGGGGCGCGGATGAGATCCTGTACGAGTCGAACTACGCCGGGGATAACGTGAAGGCTCTGCTGCGGTCGAGCTGGCAGCACCTCGTCCGGGAGGGCGAGATCGAGGAGGAGAAGATCCCCCGGCTGTCTAAGTCCAACGCGAAGGGCTCCAAGGCGCAGCGGGCCGAGCCGGTCGTGGGGTTGTACGAGCAGCACGCGAAGGGCACGGAGCGGATCTGGCACGCGCATCCGCTGCCGCTGCTAGAGGACGAGCAGACGACGTGGGAGCCGGACGCGGACTGGTCGCCGAACCGCATCGACGCCATGGTGCACGGGGCTCGGAAGCTCGGCACCTGGGTGGGCCGCCAGCAGAACCGGGACCGCACGAAGCGGGCCGCGTCGACACTAGCGAACGCGTCGGTGATGTCCGGGGGCACGGGGCGCTCTCCGCTTCCGCCGATGCGGGGCGCTCGCTAGAGTGGTCCCTGCGAGATGCCTCCACTTTGCGGCGGAGCAACTCCACCGGCTGCCCCGTTCCCCCCGGTTCGGGGCAGCCGACCACAGATCAGATCAGCGAAGGGAAGGAAGGACTCAATGGACCCGAATCAGACACTGCAGGAGATCCGCGCAACGGCAGAGCAGATCCGAGACGCGCCGCTGGCGACTGAGCGGGAGCTAGCGCTGGAGGAGTCTGTGACTGCGCTCGACGAGTGGCTCAGCAAGGGCGGGTTTCTGCCCGAGCCCTGGCGGGGCAGGCAGGACGCTCTCGGCAGCGATCCGGGCCTCGCCGCGCCGCTGGAGTTCGCTCTCCACGCGCCGGACATGAAGTCGGCGTGGGAAGGTGCGCACGAGATGTGCCGCCGCTACTTCGGTGACGTCGCCTACGTACTGCGGGCCGACAAGGCTGGGCTCTACGACGAGCGGCGCAACGCGGCGGGCGAGCTGCTCGCGGTGTCGTTCGACGTCCAGTTCTATGCCTACGTCCAGCAGGTGATCGTCGATGCGTAGCCAGGCTGAGATCCGTGCCCGCTTTGACCGGCTCCGTTCCGGCGAGGAGGCCGACGTGTTCGGCTTCGCCGGGGAGGCGATCATCGAGGCGCTTGAGCGCCCGTCTGTGGAGGATCTGCTCACGGACCCGAACACGGAGTGGCACACCGTTGACCTGCCGCAGACGATGCGGAACTACCTCGCGTTCGCCGTCGACAAGGCGCTGAACCACCGCGGGATCTCCGCCGTCCGCAGCCACGAGAAGTTCCAGGTCTGGCTGTGGTGCCTCAACGACCAGGACCTGACCGACCGGTTCGAGTCCGCCGACTACGCGCAGTACGGGGCTCCGAAGCTGCAGGTGATCGTCGAGCACCTCGGGCTCGGGTCGCTGCCGGAGGAGACCCGAGCGGCGCTGGACACCGACGAGTGGCGGAACATGAGCGCGGGCCGGTTCTGTGTCTCCGACTGCCGGGAAGGGTGCGGGAGGGAGTGAGTGATGGGTAAGGACGCGACGCCGAAGAACGGCTCCACTGACGACTCGGTGAAGGCGATCCGCGCCGAGCTGGCAGCGGAGCAGAAGATCGAGCCGCCGCCCGACAATCAGCAGGGCAGCGGGGGCAGTTAGTCGTGACCCGGTTCACCGGCTGGCTCGCCCGCCTCGATGTGCCCACTACAGACGGGCGGATCCTTACGGCCCCGCACGACGGCCCGGGCCTAGCAGCGGTCGGCTCGGTAGGGCTGATCCCGGTCCTCGGTCCTGCGCCTGGTCCGATGCGCTCCTCCTGGGTCGGTGAGGTCCGGGAGGTGTGGGTCGAGGACGGCTGGCTCCGCGGCAACGGGGAGATCAACGTCGGAGCCCTCCCGATCAGATACCGCGGCGTTCCGAGACTCGGCGCTGAGATCGACGTAGACGGAACCTCTCAGTACGTCCAGAGCAGCGACGACGACCGGAGTCTCCTGACGATTACCGGCTGGACACTCCGAGCGGTCACGATCGGCGACCGCCCGGCGTGGCCCGACGCCCGACTGGAGATCCAGCGATGAACATCCAGCTGTGCCCAGAGTGCCGCGCAGGCAAGCACCGTAACTGCGACGGCACGAGCTGGGATCAGGCTGCCGATGCCCCGGTGCCCTGCCCTTGCTCGTGCAGCGACGGTCTGCTCGGCGTGGCCTACCCAGAGGAGGAAACCAATGGCGGATAAGCCGAGACCCCGAGACTCCGCAGCAGCGAAGGCCCTGCGACAGCAGCGCACCGCCGCGGCCACCCGCCGCGGGCTCACCGAAGCTGAGGCGGAGAAGCTGGCCGACCGGGCGATCTGGAAGCCGGGCCAAGGCCCGCGAGATCAGCCACCCAAGAGCTGAGAGCGGAGGAGCCGATGCAGCTCGACACCATCGAGATCGACCAGGATGAGGCGAGAGCCCGCCTGGACGAGTACACCGAGTCCCTCAAGCACGATCGCAACGCGGAGGACGAGGCGATCGCCCGCGCCTACCGCGCTGCTGCCCGCGGCCTGCCGATCATCCGTCTCTCGGAGGCGATCCACGCCGGGGGCTACTTCGACAAGGGGCTTCCTCGGCTCGCGATTGCCCGCGCCGACGCATCTCGCTGTTGGGTCCGGGACGAGTGGGCTCGGGCAGGCCGGATGACCCTGATCTATCGTGACGAACCGGACGCCGACAATCGCGGCGCTCTCGTCGGGAGGTACACGGTCCGGGTTGAGGTCCCCCGCGAGCGGTCCTACGCCGCCTCTGGGTCGACGATCGTCCCGATTATCCCGCCACGCTTCCGCCCAGGCCGGTTCCGCATCCGCAGTTTCCACGTGCTGTGGGAGGTCGAGAAGTGGGAACCGCAGCCTCCTCACGACCCGGCACTGGTCAAGCACATCGGCGGCGACCTGTGGTCTGTGCACGCGGTGTGGGATCTCACGGAGCTGGAGCGGGCTGTCCTGATCGGGACGCGCTGAGGTGAAGTGGCACCAGAGCGGGTTCCTCCGCTCAGCTATAGAGGCGGAGGCGGCGCGGGTTATGAAGCGGGCTCAGGAGCTGGCACCCCGTAGCCGAGGTCGCCTCGCCTCGTCTATTTCGCGTGCGGACGGGCCGCTGTTCTCCCAGGCGTGGCAGGTGCCGATCATGCTCGACCCGACTATCTACGCGCAGGGTGGGATTATCCAGGTGCCAGCAAACATCGACGCGACTGAGGTCAAGCGCGTAGTGTCGCGCAAGGCAAACGGCCAGCCCACGATCATCGAGGTCGGTGTCACCGCCGAAGAGGCTGCAGACAGGCTCGCGGCGGTGTTTGGCGGTCACCGGCACCGGGACCAGGAGGTCGACCTGATCTCGACGGGGGAGGTCGTGGCCTGGTTCTGCCTCGACTGCGATCGGGTGCGGTACGCGGACAGCTGGTAGAAGATTCTCCGAGATTGCCCCCTCGGAACACTGGACAGGGACGCACCCAACGACTAGTTTGGAGTTATCAGGAAACGGAAGCCAGTCAGGGAGCCAGCCATGACCGAGACCACCACCACCCAGGCCACAGACAAGGTGTTCGACCCCTGCAGCAAGTGCATGGGCGACGGTGTAGTCCACTACGGAAATGTGGTCTACACGACCCGCCGAGGCCCCGAGCGGACCTGCCACCGCTGCAACGGTGCCAAGGGCCGCTGGACTACCCAGGCCGCGATCGACAAGCGTGAGCGCGCCCGCGCCCGCCGCGCCGAGAAGGCCAACATCGAGGCAGCCCGCAAGCTCGCCGAGGCCGAGGCCAAGCTCAACGCCCGCCGCGCCGAGTTCGAGGCCGACCACGGCGACGTGATCGAGTTCCTGCCCAACCTGACCGGCGACTTCGGCAGCAGCCTCCGCGAGGCCCTGGAGAGTCACGGCAACCTGACCGAGAAGCAGGTCGAGGCAGTCCGCAAGATCAAGGCCCAGCGCGACGCCGAGCCAACCCCGGTCCCCGTGGTCGAGGGCCGCATCCAGATCACCGGCCGCGTTGTCACCGAGAAGTGGGTGGACAGCGACTACGGCACGACCCACAAGATGCTGGTCCTGGACGACCGCGGCTTCAAGGTGTGGGGCACCGTGCCGCAGGCTGTGGAGCCGGAGAACTACTACGACGAGCACGGCGAGTACCAGCACGAGCACGGCGTCGGCTGCGGCGGACGCGACAGCAACCACGCTGCCGAGGTCCGGGTTACCTTCACCGCCACCGTCGAGGCCAGCCGCGACGACGAGACGTTCGGCTTCTACAAGCGCCCCACCAAGGCTGAGAAGCTCTGAGCCAGAGGAAACCGGTGGGAGCCACCCCGGCTCCCACCTACCATCAGACCCGCGACGAGAGGAGGTGGTTCACTGATCGGACCGGAAGCAATCCATCTGGCAAGAGTCGGCCCAGCATCCCCCAGGCTGGGCCGACTCGCTGTCTACGATCAGCCCTGTGGACGCTCTCCTCACCGTGGCCCTCATTGCCCTGGCTACCCACCGCCTCACACTCCTGGTCGTTGAGGACCGGGTTACGCGTCGGCCACGCGACTTCCTGCAGCTCTGCTTTGAACGGGCGTACGAGAAGCGCACTGGTACCGTGAGCGACCAAGAGTGGCTGTCGGCGGGCGCGTACCTGCTGTCGTGCCGCTGGTGCATGTCGATCTACGTCGGAGGCGCTGTGATCGCAGCGACGGCTTACTTCACCAGCGTCCCTTCCCCAGTCCTGGTCTGGCTGGCGGCCTCGTCGGTGACCGGACTCTTGGGAGGGCAGCATGGCCGGTAGTCCGCTCCCGGCGTTCAACGCGCTCACCGCGGCGGCGCAGATTGTCAAGCCGATGCGGCGCCTCGCCCCGAAGTACGAGTCCTGGCAGACCGAGCTCTGGGACTACTACGACCGGCTCGGCGAGTACGCAGACGGCGTGGGCTGGCTGGCCAAGACGATGAGCCGGGTCCGGCTCTGCGCCGCTGAGGTCGTGCCCGGTGGCGACGAGCCGCTGCGAGTCGAGGAGGGACCGGCAGCAGAGGCGGTCGAGCGCCTCGCAGGCGGCACCGCGGGCCAGGCACAGCTCATGAAGGAATCGACGATCCACCTGTCGGTGCCCGGCGAGGGCTGGCTCGTCGGTGAGCGCGGGATCTCCGAGGATCGCATGGCTGAGGAGGGGCTGATCACTGACGAGTGGTGGACTATGCGCTCCGCCGACGAGATCCGCCCGTCGAGCAGGCGAGACGAGATGGGCCGCCCGACGTTCGAGGTCATGGACGAGATGTCAGTGTGGCGCCCGATCTCCGCCGACTCCATCGTGGTGCGGATCTGGGACCCCCACCCCCGCAGGGGCTGGGAGGCGGACTCGTCCGGTAGGCACGCCCGCGGGGCGATGCTCAAGCTGGACATGCTGAACAAGCGGATCGTCGCCACGATCGTCTCCCGCCTCGCCGGTAACGGCTTCCTGATCTACGACTCGGGGCGCCTGTCGACCCCGGTGAACAAGGGCCCGACCGAGGATGCCGACGAGAACGTCGACCCGTTCGCTCAGATGATCGTGGAGGCGGCCTCGCGGGGCATCGCCGACCCCACCTCCGCGGAGGCAGTGATCCCGATCCCGATCGGCGCTGAGATCGGCGACATGGAGAACTTCGACCCGCAGCTGCTGATGCGGCACCTGACGTTCTCCAACCCGCTCGACGAGAAGCTGATGGATATGCGGGAGTCGGCGATCCGGGAGCTGGCCCGCTCGCTGGACATGCCCGCGGACGTGATGCTCGGTCTCGGCGACGTGAACCACTGGTCGGCGTGGCAGATCGAGGAGTCCGGCATCAAGATCCACGTCTCGCCGAAAGCCGAGACCGTCGTCCACGGGCTCTCCAAGGGCTACCTGATCCCCACGCTGCGCGCCGCGGAGGCCCCGCTAGTCGGGCCCAACGGCGGCAGGCTCATCGTCTGGTACGACACGTCCGAGATCGCCCAGCGGCCGGACCGGTCGGAGAACATCATCCAGGCGTACGACCGCTACGAGGTCAACGGCACAGCACTGCGGCGCGAGATCGGCGCGGACGATGAGGACGTCCCGACTCCGGCCGAGT